ATACTTTTTCTGATAAATTATAAATACATAATCCATAATTGCCATCTATGGGCATAGCATATGTTACGATTACTACCAGATCGCCTTTATGAAAGTTTCCATTGATTTCATCTAAGGCTGATTGGATACTGCCTAAATTGCAATTGATTTTTATGGAGACTGTGGATTTATCTGGAGCCATAACCATCTTTCTAGCGGTTTCATTAGTATCCAACTTGGTACTGAAGATAGAACCTTTTCCTATTAATTCTTTGTACTTATCTCCAGATGGGATTCTTTCGATTCTCAATCTTAGGGCTTCAAAGGATGGCTGAGATCCTGGGTCTACCCCCCTTATTTCTCAGAGCATCCCTTAAACTTGTTTTTGCTTGGGTGATGGATGATGTTAATGATTGGATCTTTTCTTTCAATGTAGGCATAATGTGTAGGAATTAAAAATTAATGATGAATATTAAAAGATTAATAATGAGGGAGGATAAAGAAGTTTTTTTGAATTCTTTATGACTCCCTTTGTTAATCTTTAGTCGTTATAGGATATAAGTACATGGTTGCCTTGGAAGGTTAATTTTGTTCCTCCAGATGCTGCTGTGGCTTTAGTTAAACGCATTATCCCTCCTCTCCATTCTACATTGTTAGCTGCTTTGATTATTTGAAGCCAATTTGTTCCTTGATTTAATTCTGAGATAGCCAGGAAGGATTTAGGAGATCCAGCAGTAACCTGACTGGATACTACACACCAAACAATAACCTTGTTTACTAAATCCGAATTCATCCAATCTACAATGAATTGAATTGTACCTGGATTGAATTTTATCTGACCATTATAATAAACTGTGTACTGGGAAGTATTAAAATTACTTCCCTCCAAGTATGCTGAGTAGATTCCAGATGAAAATGATAATGATACTTTTGGCATTACTGGGATTTCGATATCATTAATCCCTTGAGTAATCTGATCCCAGGTTGGGCTTATTGGTACACTTACACCTTTATTGGATAATGCAGATCTCAGTGATGTTTTTGCATTACTGATTTGTAAAATTAGGGCTTCAATTCTTGATTTGAGTGACATATCTGTGATGTATTAAAGTTAATATAGATAAGATAGTATCTTATAATATTAATCACTAAGGCAATAATACAATGAGTTTAACATCAAGAATTCAGGATCAAAAAGATCACATTACACAAGTAAAAGAAGGATGATAAAGTATCCCCAAAAGAGAAATACGCGAATAGACACAATAAAAAATCCCTATCTACTTTCTCAAGCAAATAGGGATAAAAACCTGACCCATAAATAAGAGTCCGCGATTACGTTTTTTTGATTACGCTGAAAAAATCAATTCTCAATTTTAAAAACATTTACCAAAACCTATTCGTTTATAGTTTCCTTCTGTAGACTTTCCAATAACTCATTCAATTTCATAGAGTAGCCATCTAATTCTTCTGTAGAATATGAATTATTAGGGATTCCCTTTTTAAAGTTTTCTAGTGCACTCTGCAATTTAGAAGCAGTATTTCCTAAGCAATATTCTTTCCAAATTCTTTTAGATTCACTTCCATGAACCAATATCGTGAACTGGGTTCCTTTTAAATTTAAAGGAGTCAAGGATTTGATCTTTCGATCATATTTGGGATTTACTGATATCCCATTCGAAAGTAAGGCAGAATTTTTATTTACATCGATTACCTTACAGAGTTCACAATGTGATGGGCCTTTTATTAAAACTTCTTGATCTTTGGATAACAATTTGATGTTTTTATCCTCTTTTTTAACAGATTTCTTTTTCATGTGATTAATTTTTAATTGTGATATTGTATAGTAAACACATAATTTTACAGGGTATGAGCAATACTAATAGCATTTTTCATATACAAAACATATCAAATATGAAGCAATATAAAGTTTTGGGAGTATGCAATGGTCAAGGCATAGGATTATTCCCATTTAAGGGTGACAAAAGGTTCAAAATCTTGGGTAATTTAGAGGTTAGAGGGGTGTATTTTACTCCAAAAAATGAACAATGGGTAGATAATTTCCCAGGTATACCTCTTTTCAGGGATTTAAAGCGATGTAAAAATTACCTTGAAGGTAAAAAAGTACACATAATTATCGGTAATCCTTCCTGTGGAGGACAATCTATACTCAGAATCAGTAGAAAAAAGGATTTTAAATCTACCGAAGAGCAAAAGGCAGACCCTACAATGGTAAATTTTATCGAAAGTGTTCATCATTTTAAACCTCATGTATTTTTATTGGAAAATTTACCCAAATTGCTAGAAGTAATCCCAGAAAATCAATGGGAAAATGAAATATTCCCAGATTATAACCTGGTTTTTCACAACCATTCCGTTTCAGAATGGGGCAATTCTCAAATATCAAGGAACAGATTAGTAATAATAGGAGTAAAAAAGAGCTCTCTTTTATTCGAATTAGAGCAATTTCTTTTTGTTAAACAAATGAAAGCTCTTAGGACAACGCAAGATTTATTATTTAACCTCCCAAAGGATGGTAATATAATCGAGGATTTGGGTAAAATCGTTTCAATGTTTCACCCAGACGATAAAAATAAAACCAAATTATCCCTGAAACAAGTACAAAGATTATGGACAAATGAGTTCAGGGATGAGTGGAAATGGCCTTGGGTTAATTCTAAAGGATCTAGAGGAACATTACCCGGTGTATATAGAAATAAACCGAATGGTTATCCAATGACCGCTAGGAAAGCGGATAGACAGTTTAAATGGAATGGTTTACCAATGTCTCCAAGAGAACTTGCAAGGATAATGGGAATCCCTGATAAATTTAAAATTCACATCGGAGAAGATAGGAAAAATTATTGGATCAACAAGGGAAGGTTAATTGTTACTCAGACCTTCCCTTATGAAATAGGATTATGGTTTAAAGAATGCCTATTAAACCGTTAACAACATTCTAATTCGTGTTTCCAAAGTTGAACCATATTCCAATAATGGTCCAAATCAATATGCGGATTACACTCACCCGAATTAATCAAGGGTTCCATATATTCTACTGCATCCTGAACCTTTTTGGAAAAAATCCCTTGGGAATGAGAAAATTTTTTAATCAGGGCTTCTTTATCATCTTCTGCTCTTGCCATATTCAAGTTCGCAAGGCAAATAAACATGTAAGATTTTGAAAGCTCATAAATCTTTCTTCGAATAATGATTGCTTCCTTTTCTAATTCTTCGGAAGTTTTTTTGTTGGAAGTGGATTTCTTTTTATTCATGATTTTGATCTTTGATGTTTTGGTGTGTCATAGTCATTTATAAAATTTTTTGGTTCTTATGTATGTGTACTGGTTCAGTTGAAGTAACATTGAAAAATCCTAAAACTGATTTGGAACAGGAGGACATAAACAAAAGGTAAGAAAAAATAAAAAAGAAAAAAAATCTTGATAAAAAAGAAAAGAAGCAAAAGAAAAAATTAATCTTTAAAAAGAAAAAACAAAAACCCACCAAAACACATGATAATATTACTATCATGTAAACATGATAGTAATACTACCATTTAGCTAAAGCTAAATGGTAGTTAATATTCTTTTAATTTGATAATTGGCTAATTGGTAATTGGCTAATGGCTAATATCCAATTTGCATAATACGAAAATCCTATGAAACACAGAGATGAAATTTTTTCATGGGTCATGGCAATCCTAATTTTATTTTCAATGATTGGGGTTTCCTGGGTGACCTATAAAATCACAAAACGAAAATTTAAAAAGGAATCATCGAATAATTTCGAAAACCAAAAAACAGACACAGTTTATATCCCAGAGATTTTTACAATCCCTGAACCTTTCGAAATTATTATGAATCCTTCAAAGGTTGAAATTTATCGAAAGGATACAACTTCAAAGTATAATGAATTTTCCCTGCGGGAAAAAGATTTGGTGTTGTTCACACCAAATCGATTAGACAGCTTGATTATTGATTTGAATTATTTGAAGAATCTTCCAATGAATCCAAAACTATTATCACTTGATTTGAATCAAAACCAGTTGAGCTTGGGATTATCAGGTATTAATGGGATCACGTCTAGAATATCTTATCCATTAAACCTTCAGAATTATTCCTATAGGTGGAATGGAAATTCTTTAACAAGCAAAAAACAGCCAAATTTTAAATTTTATCCAACACTTGGATATCAATATCGAATTTTAAATAATTTTCATGACATTGATCTCAAGTTAAATTTCAAGACTAAGGGATTTAATTACGAACTTGGGCTAAACGGATTTTACTATCCCAAATTCAAGAGTGATCCTGGATGGGATATCACAATAGGTTTAACCTATGATTTTTAAAAGAAGAAAAGAAAATGGCGAAAAAGGAAATAGATACCTCTCATCTGAATGCTCAACAATTTAGAGAATTGGTTCAAGTACAAAAGGATGTCTTTTACTTCTCAACATTTGCTTATGTGGTTCACCCAGTAAGAGGTAAAACAAGGTTCCTTTTATATCCATACCAAAAATCAGTACTGTATTGCTTCCTAAAACATCGATTTAATATCATCCTAAAATTCAGGCAAGCGGGGATCACAGAATTGATTTCTCTTTATTGCTTATGGCTAACGATGTATCACCCAAACAAAAAGGTGAATATCATCTCCATCAAGGATTCTGTAGCAAAGAAGGTTTTAAAGAAAATCAAATACATGTACAAGAATCTCCCAGAGCACTTAAAAGTTCCCATCGTAAATGGTAGAATGGGTGAGCTGGGCACCGCGTCTATGATAGAGTTTATCAATGGCTCTTTTATAGAATCCATCCCAACCTCGGAAGAAGCAGGACGTTCAGAATCTCTTTCTTTATTGGTAATCGATGAAGCTGCAATTGTAAGATGGGCTTCTACGATTTGGGCAGCAGCAGCTCCTGCAATTTCCACTGGTGGGAGTGCTATCCTAAATTCAACGCCCTATGGAATTTCTGGCTTCTATCATTCAAAATGGGTTGAAGCGATTACAGATTCTGATTCTCCTTTTCACCCTATTCGATTATATTGGAAAATGCACCCCGAGCGAGATCAGAAATGGTACGATACAATGTCCAAAGCTTTGGGCCCAAGAAGAACTGCCCAAGAAATTGATGGTGACTTCCTTTCTTCCGGTAGTACTGTATTTGATCTTACAGATATTAAGGCAATAGAAGATACCCTATCGGAATACCCAGTAATCGAAACAAGGTTTAATGGCCAGTTAAGAATCATGGATAAACCAAAACAAGGTGTAAGATACTTTATTGGTGCTGACGTTGCTACGGGACGTTCTAATGACTACTCAGCTTTTACTTTGGGTGATTCTAATGGAGAAGAAGCTGCAGTATTTAAAGGGAGAATCCCAGTAGAGAAATATGCTAAAATCTTGGGCAACCTGGGAAAAGAATTCAATTGGGCAACAATTGCCCCTGAAACTAATGATATTGGTTTGGCAGTAACAACTTTACTTCAAACCGAAGGATATCCTCAATTGTATTATCATAAAAAGCTTCTCAAAAAGAAAGGAAAGTCAAGGCCAGAAGTAGAACAATATCCCGGATGGATAACCACATCTAAGAACCGATCCCTAATCATTGATGGATTGGAAGAAGATATCAGAAAAGATAACATTACAATTAAGGACCCATTTTTTGTTCAAGAGGCTTATACCTTTATCTATGATTCAATAGGCAGGCCAGTAGCAATGGGTAAACACAACAGAAACAATCAAACCTCAGACATTGACATGGGTGAGGAAACCTATTCGGATGATAGTATTTTTGGTAAAGCAATATACAATCATGTGAGGAAGAATTACAAACCTTCATTGATAATTCAACCTAAATAACAAAATATATGGTATTACAATCAATTGGGAATTGGTGGTTAAACTTAATTGGTGTTCGGAGGGATGATTCGAATGCCTATAAGGATAAACCAAAGTCTGACCCCAATCCAAGAACCACAGCCCCTATCCCACCGGGTAGGGTTTCTGTGTCTAATGATACTACTGATATGTTATCTGTATTAAAGGGAGAAGCTGACTTTGTTACTCCTTCTTTTCGTACAGAAATCATCCCACTTATCAGAAGTCTTTATAAAGTTAACCCAGATGTAGGTATAGCTGTTCAGGATATGTTTAAGTTGGGAAATACGAAACATTTTATCGAATTCCCACATAATACTCCGGAAGAAGCTTTAAAAATGAGGAAGCATCTCAGGGATGTTTCTAAAACCTGGTCTAATTATACAGCAGGTATCTTTGGCTTAGTAAACAAGATGTTTGTTCAAATGCTTGTTTCTGGTGCCATGAGTATGGAAGCAGTACCAAAAAAAGACCTATCTGGGATTGAAAGCATTATCTTCATTAAACCAGAGGACATTGTATTCCAAAGAGATCAAAATGGTAAATATCGACCCTACCAATTGAACAAAACTTGGAATCATGGTAAATCAGAAAGGTTAATTGAACTTAACCTAAATACCTACATCTACCTTTCAATGTTCAATGATACTGATGAACCTTATGGGATTCCAACTTTCATGGCTGCATTGGATTCATTAAAGACCCAATCAGATATGAAAATTAATACCAAGCATATTATGGAATTGGTTGGTATGATGGGATTCTTAGAAGCCAAAATGGCAAAGCCAGATATATTACCAAATGAAAATCCTAAAGCCTACGAAGCCAGATTAAATCGAATGCTTCGGGAGTTAAAGGTTAACACAAGGGAAGGATTAAAAGATGGTACTGTAGCTGGCTTTATCGATGATCATGAATTCAAGTTAAATTCCACTACCAAGGATATGGGTAACTTGGATAAACCCTGGAACATGAATCAACAATCAGTGGCTAATGGTTTGGGTATTTCTGGTTCTCTTATTGGGGTATCCAATGACAACAAAACAGAGGGTGGAACAAGTATCATGTTCTCCAAAATGATCTCTCAGCTTGCGAATTTACAGGAATTTGCAGTTTATGCTCTTGAATTTATCTATTCACTAGAATTGAGATTAGCTGGACTTCCAAATAAAGGATGTAAGGTTAGATTCTTTACTTCTACGATTAATGATGAAGTCAAAATTCAACAGGGTAAAGAGTATAAGATTCGTAATCTTAATTCTCTATATGCAGCTGGTATCATTAGCCAAGATCAATATGCCTTCGAAATGGGTTATGAAAAGCCCAATGAAAAGGAACCCAGAGTTCCATTAAACAAATTAGAAGATGGTGATGATGGGGCTAAAAAACAGAAAAGGGAAGCTGACAAGGATAAATCCGATAGATCACAAAGGGATAAGTCCAAAACAGTTCCTAAACGAAAAGATGGTGACACTAAAGAAAGGTAAATATTATGGGACAATTTAAAAAAGGGAAACAGGATACCATAGTAATTGGAGAAGGCCATTCTCTAATGCTTGGGCATATGCCAAACTCAATTCCTTCAGATGCCTATTCAGAATTAAACTTTGGCTTAAACAAGTCAGGGATAGAGAGTTATGGTTTTTGGAGTAATTCCATTAATTATAACACATTTTATCCAGGAGTAACCCAAGAGGAATTTATGCCTAAGGATACTGATTTCATTGAACCCGTTTATCGATTGCTTTCCGAGGTAATCGTAAACAAAGAATGGAACCCAGTAGACTTCAGTCGTAATGGAGCATTAAAAGCTTCATTAAAAATGTTGGTAGGGCAAACAGTTAACTGTGATCATTCAACTGATGTAGCAAATGCAATCGGTAGTGTAAAACAAACCTTCTGGCAAGAATCATTTAAACAGGATGGCATCGTAATCCCTGCGGGAATTAACGGAGTATTAAAAATTGATGCTAAGGCAAATCCCAGACTTGCTAGAGGAATATTAATGGACCCACCAAGCATTCATTCCAATTCAGTATCTGTAAGATTTATTTGGGATAAATCACATCCGAACTTGGATGAAGATGAATTCTGGAGTAAATTGGGTACATACGATGAAAAGGGTAATCTGATTTGTAGAGTAGTAAAGGAAATCGTATCCTATTACGAAACCTCTCTGGTATCTCACGGAGCTGACCCATTTGCCCAGAAAATCGATGAAAATGGGAATATCAATGATCCGAAATTTGCTTCGAAACAAAGTTACTCGGCAAACAGAGGTAATGATATCGAATATTATTTCATGGATTATAAAAAACTCATAGATACTGAGAGTATTAACAATACTACGGTATTTAATATGAAATCTGATAATTCATCTGATCATTCAAACAACAAAAATTCTATCAATATGAAAGAAAAGGAATTGCTTGCCCTCTTAGTAGGTACAGGGATGTTAACACTTGCCGAGGGCAAGGAAGTTAACCTTGACGACGTTAAAGAGGCAGTTACTTCATTGGTAGCTTTGAAAAATTCTTTAGAAACTCAGGTAGAGGAATTGAATAATTCCAAAACTGGTTTGGAATCCAAGGTTACTGAGTTAACTGCTAAGGTAACTGAATTGGAAAATGCAGCTCAGGTTAACAAAGTAATGGCAGAACTGGGAGCCAATTATTTGAAGAGCTTGCAGGAAAGCACAGTAGAAACTTACAAAAAGATCTATGGTGAAAAGGCTGATGAAGCAATTGTAACCTTGATCACAGGAACCTCCGATGTTGCTCAACTAACTGCATTAAAGAAAACTTATGATGCAGAACTGGAAAAACAGTTCCCTTTAACTTGTTCTGCATGTGGCTCTCACGATGTAACTAGAGCTTCTTCTCAGGCTGAGGATGAAGAAGGTACTACCTCTACAGACAAACCCAAATCTCTTCAGGACATTGCTCGCAACATAGCAAGCAACAAAAACAAAGGGTCAATCATTTTTAAATAATCTCTAAAAGTCAATCAATATGGCAGACTTCACTAAATTCGGAGGAACTACTCCTCGAGTGGTGATTTACAAAAGTGAATCCCACAAATTACATCAGGCATTCCCTGTTAAAGCTTCCGTAAAGATTTATGCTGGAAACCCGGTAGCAATTACCACTGATGGTACAATTGAATTGTTGACAAAGGGTAACGAAGCTAACTACTTGGGAATCGCAGTTACCGATAACAATAACCCAGCTTACAAAGAATCAGCAAATGCAGGTCCCGTGGAAGTAACAGTTGCTGTTCAGGGTTTCATGATTATCAATGCAATCTCAGAAGCCGCTTTAAATGCGGGTCCAGTAGAAATTGGTACTGGCATGGATGCTACTAACCATTTCACTAAGTTCAAAACTTTCACTCAGGCTGGTGCTGATGCTGCAACTCGTCCCGTGAATTTTATCTCCCTGACAAAAGCTTCAGCAAAAGATGAGCTGATTCAGGTATTATGTAAATAACAAAAAGAACAGAAAGATATGTCTGAAACAAAGAAGAATTTAACAAAAGAAAACTTGCTCAAGGAATTGCCCGAAATGGGAAAAAACCTTGATGCAATCAGAAAAGGTACGAATACCGAGTTATCTGCCGATATCTCAATGGCAGAAGTAGTAAACGAAAGATATGGAGTTTCAATGGATCAGTATCTCTCCACTTTGGGTATCGATACAAAAAAAGATACATTGCAGAACCTTTTCACAATGCCCGATCAGTCAGTTCGCTGGGTAGTTCCTGAAATCATCCGTGCTGCTATCACATTGGGTCTTCGTCAGGCTCCATTCTATCCGAACATCATTGCTGGTGATCAACCGGTAAATGGTTTGCAGGTAACTATGCCGTACATCAACATGTCTGATGCTGCTCCGGCAAGAGTAAACGAAGCTGAAACAATTCCGTTGGGAACAATCTCTTACGGACAGAAACAAGTTTCTATCTTCAAAATCGGTAAGGGTATCAAAATTACTGATGAAGTTAAAAACTACGTTTCTCTAGATGTGATGGGAATTTTCCTTCGTGACTTTGGTATTCAGTTGGGGTATGCAATGGATAACCTTGCAATCGACACGGGTATCAATGGTGACAAAATCGATGGCTCAGAATCCACTCCAGTTATTGGCGTAGGTACAACTTCAGAAGGTATCCAATATCGTGATTTGCTCCGTATTTGGATTCGAGGTTCTCGTATGGGCCGTAACTTCACATCAATGATTGGAGGAGAAGACGAAGCATTGAATATCCTGGATTTGCCCGAATTCAAGGTAAGATCAAATGGTACTACAGAAGCTACTCTGAATCTCCATACTCCGGTACCCAACCGTGCAGACTTCTGGATTCATGGTGGTATCCCTGCAAATCAGTTGATGCTTATCGATAAAGCTGCTGGTATGATTAAGCTTACTGCTCAGCCTCTGATGTTGGAATCTGAAAGAATCGTTTCCAATCAGACTGAAGCTATGTATGCTTCTCTTACTACTGGCTTCTCAAAAATGTACAGAGATGCAATCGTTATGTTGGATTCCAGCAAGGCATTCTCTTCCAATGGATTCCCAGAATATATGAACCTGGATCCTCTGATGTCAGTAAATCTGGAGTAATTTCCTTTTTCTTCGGTCTTTTTCTATCTCATCCCAGCTCATACATTTTCATGGGCTGGGATTTATCACATAACAATATATAAAAATAATTTAAGATATGAAGTATTTGAAATTAGGTGATAACGCAACCTCATTCTATGATATGGGGACTGGCCTTAAAATTTCCGGTAAAGATGTAGTTGCTGTAAACGAAGCCTACATTAATCAAGGTAAAAGAACAAGAAGAGCTCTTCAGGGCGGTCATTTGATTTATGCAACCAAAGAAGAGTATGAAGAAGCTAACGGTGTAAAGGCAGAATCCGAAAACAACACCGTAGAAAGCCTTTCGAAGAAATTCTATAATCTCTACCAGTCTGGGAAATCAACAAAGGAATTAGCTGATGCTTTCAATAAAGCTCAGTTGGTGAAGATTGCTGAAGCTGCGGAATTGGAAGTAGAAGAAGCAGATACAAAATCCAGTTTGGTAGAAGCCATTATCGAACAGATCGAATCCACCGATGAGGAAACTGATGAAGAGTAAACCCCTCTCAACATACTCAATATAAATTCATAATGGGGCGAATGCCCTAAAAGTCCTAAAAATATGGTAACAAATTTTTCATTCCAAAAAAACGGGTTATCAGTATCTTTTAGAGACCTTTCAACCGGAGTCCCAGATGGTAGTACATATCACTGGGACTTTGGCGATTTTAAAGGGTCCGAAGAGAGAAATATTACCCATGAATATGAAAGCTCTGGGTTTTACATAGTGACCCTTAAAATCACAGCTCCTGCAGTTGGAGAAGAAGAACCTCAAGTAGGTGAAAAACAATTAAGGTTAGGAATCAGTGATATGTCCAAAACACAACTCTCAGATTCAATATATAACCTTATCAATTCCTATATCCCAGAAAGTTTACTTCCTTACCTTTCAGATATCGACAAACAAGCCTACATCGAAAAATGGCAATTATATATCCAACCTCTTGTTTGTCGACCCTGTGGAAAAGAAATCCCATTAGAAGAATATAACAATGAGCTTGCTTATGAAGCTCTAGAAAACCAATTAATAATGGAGTTATCCGCATATGACTTCCTTACAGTGGGAATCATCAATATGATGAGATCAGCTACGGATATAATCCAAAACGAAACAAACAGCTCAACACAAAAACCTGGAGAGGGTGAAGGTGGAGAACCTAATGCAAACCAAAGAGTAAAGGCAATCACAACAGGCCCAACAGAAGTTCAATTCTACGAAGGATTATCTGGAGATTCAGCATCATCTTTGGCTAAAACAATCACGGGAGCATTACAACCGGGTGGAGTAATTGATACATTAAAGGCTAATCTATGTATGCTTGCGGGAAGGCTATGTATTTATCTCCCAATCTGTACTCAACCTAGAACAGTTAAAGTTCCTAAGGTTGTTAATCGAAGAAAACCTGGACCAATCGGAGGTCCTAATCCTATCAGTATATTAAATCCTTCAAACATTTAAAGCTATGAGTGTATTTATTGGATATCCCAGTTTCATGGCATATCAAATGATGAAAGGTAAAAAAGGTAATAATGATGGGTTTCCATCTATTCCTGGCATGATTGCTAGATATTCAGCATTAGGTCTTACTAATGAGCAGATGGCTGCCAATCCTGTATGGGTAGATAAGACAGGTAACGGACACGATATACAGTTGAAAAACTTCTCTTGGAAGGGGATGTCAGGGGTTGGGGGATATGAAATGAATTTCGATTTATGGAGAAACAATGTTCCAAGCATTCCAGATATTTCTATGTCTACGACGACTACCTCAGTTAGTGTAAGTGTTGGAAATTCTACTTATAATAACAATCTTATTTATATTCATATAAGTAATTGGGATATAAATAAGAATCACTGGTTGAAGGTCACATCTACTTATGAAGATGGAGATCTCGCCTTTATATTTTATAATGATAGCAATACTAAAAAGATTGGATTGCCAGCTAACGGCTATGTAAACATACTTGCATACCCTGAATTTAAAGGCAGTTATATGTATATCTCAACTATATCTAATAAGCAAGGTTCGTTTACCGTTGAACAACTACCCCTCTACCCCGGCGCACTCGTTTTTGACGGAGTAGACGATTACGGTACCTGTGAGAACTTTCCTATTATGACTAAAGAAAAGGGATATACGGTTGTGGCGTTGAGACAGTGGATTGAAGAAAAGAACAGTATAACAGCACTGGTATCTAATAGCAAAAATTGGAATCAGGATGGTGCATTTGTATTTGAGTATAATAACTTAGAAAACAATTATCCCAATTTAGAAATCTCTTTTGGAAGCTCTACCAAATTAGGTAGGGAAAAATCTTCTTTTACCTATCAAACGTCTAAACTGTATAATGGTAAAGAAATAAAATTTGGAGAGTTTTTAGGGAGTGATAGATTGACGGTTGCGAAGGCTAACGAAAATTTATCTCGAAACTCTAATGTCGCTATCTGGGAACTTGTATTTCTCGATCATGATGCCACCGAAGAAGAACTGACCAAGATCAAAGACTACTTCGTCAAAACCTATCCCTGGCTCTTCCCCGACCAGGCATGGACTATCACCGGCAAAACCAACGAGGACAAAGATCGTGCTACTATTGCCAACATTACAGGCAATGATAATGATCTTGTACTGTCTAATTTTGGGTTTATTGAAGGGAGTGGCTACAATGAAGAAGGTGAATATGCTGGCTATCTGGTAACAGATGGGGTGGATGATCAGATACGCAGTTCTGCTATTACAATGGGTAAGGATTTCACGGTCGTTACCGAAAGTATTCTTATACAACCTACTGAAAATAATGTAACAGATATTGTAAAACCTAACAGTTTCTCATTATATAATTACATTGCTGGCGTAAATACTTATATAAATAGAACCGGAACTGGGTATTTGGTTAGAGGTACGCGGACTATAAAAGCCTTTAGTTCTGACGGCAGGTTGTATTCTGAAGACTGGTCGGAGCATATAGATAATACAGAACAAACGGTTTCTTCAAGTACCAGAGGTTTAACTGTTGGATATTCTGCATATGGCGTTACTTATACAAAATTAGCTTTCAAAAACCTTGCCATCTATCCAACAGTCCTCTCCAAAGAGGACTGTATCAAAGCATATAACTACCTCCAAACCCTAAAAGCAAAGTAACATTAAAAATTAATTGAATATGAAATACGCAATTGTAAACATCGTATGGGCAAAGTCCCACGGAATAGAAGTCCTACCGGAAATGAGGACGAGTGTAGACCAAAGCAAGGTAATCTTGCATGAGGAATACCTTGCACCCTTCGATGATGAAGATTTTCCTCGCTATAGTTTTAGCGATCCGTCTTTTGTCGAACTTTTAAACAGCGAAGAATGGAGCTATCCAGAAGGAGAAGAACCGGTAATCAACCGACAATTCAGCAGATTGCTTGCATTGGATGCTTTAGACTTGGAAGCAAATTCAAAGATTAACACTTACAACTTAACTCCTTCAGAGGCATTGCAAGTAAAAGAAAGACACCCAAAATGGAAAATAGGTATAGATGTCGTTAAAGGACACCGATACCAATATGGGGAGGATCTTTGGGAAGTATTGCAAGGTCACAAAACACAGGAAAATTGGAAACCCTCTTTGGAAACAGCCTCCCTTTGGAAACGGGTTGATGAAGAACATGCAGGGACAAAGGATGATCCTATTCCTTATGCGCCTCCAATGGAAATATTCAAGGATAAGTATTATACCCAATCCAAGGTATTATATAAATGTATAAGAGACAGCGGTCAACCATTATCTCATAATTTATCCGATTTAGTAGGAAACTACGTAGAGAAAGCTTAATCCAAATCTATGGCATTCTTAGTTAACGATTCGATATGGAAAAAATATAAGCATATCGTACAAAACTTCATTGACCAAGATGCAGGGTTACAAGAAGTGATTTGGTTAAAACATATTCAATATCCTTTACCATTTGGTGAAGATGATGATGAAAATAATTATGAAAGAATCCCTCTCCAAGCTCTAATCCATTACAATGCTTTCAGAACATGGCCTTTAAATGTAGGTACACCTTCTGGTGAATTGGATGGGATTAACTGTGCTATGTTAGTCTCACAAAAACAGCTTGTAGAAAAAGGGCTCACCAATAATAAGGGATATTGGACATTTGATGCTGCATTAGATAGATTCATTATTAATGGTGAATTATACATCTCAAAAGGTGATACTCAAGTAGCCCAGGCAAAAGATGAACCTATAGTATTTCAAGTATTACTCAGAAGACAAGAAGATGGCACAGATACAACGAATTAAAACTGGTGATACAAATTGGGGAGATGAAGCAACCAAGCTAAACACCAATTTCAACCAGTTAAATCAGAATAAGGTAGAGGTAGTTCCAGGCTCAAGGTTAATCACAGAAGAAGAAGCTCAGAAGTTAAATGATTTACAGAACTTGGAACAACCAAATTTAAACGAAACAGATCAAAGTAGTTTTGCTTATGTAAAGGGCCAAGAAAAAATCCAATTGATTATGAAGGCCCAAGAATTACAGAACCCTCCTACTCCATCAACATTAACCTATCAAGTAAACGGTGAAACTTTCAGTTATAAAATTGGTCAATTTGTAAGGGCAATCGTAGATGGAGAGCCCAAGATTTATCAATTATATAACATTGTAAATGGTTCTGCTGTATGGAAAGAAGTAAACACTGGTTCTGGTGGTGGAGGTGAAGTTTCTGGGTATGCCGAAGGATTCAGTTGGTACGAATTAACTAATCCAGGAGATATTAAGCCAGTAAATGGGATTACCCCTAAGTAAATCCTTAGTAACATATACTGTTACAGAAAGTGGAATTACTGGTGATACTACAAACATCTACAGCTTAATTGTTTGGGACCCAACTGATGCTACAGATAAAACAGTAACTTACAAAGCTAGTGCTGGATTAACAGTAGAAATCAATGAGGGAGTAATTGCTAATATTACAGCAGAACCCGGTGATTATACGATTACAATTACTACAGTAGATGGGTCTCATACTGCAACATTAAATGTAAAGATTCAACCTTTAGAGCCTGCTAATGTTCCGGTTGAATCCATATCTGTCAGTAAATCAGAGGTAGAGATAGATACAAATAATAGGGGGGGGGATTGACGTATCACAGTACATTACAGTTTTTCCTGACAATGCTACGGATAAATCAGTAACCTATGAGATATCAAGTTCTGATTCGAAGTATGCAACAGTTTCATCTAGTGGCATAGTAACAGCTAAATCAACAAACGGGCCATTCACAGTAAAGGTAAAATCGGTTAGTAATCCAGAAGTTGTAGCTACAATTAATATGAAAGCATATACAACGTTAACCGGTATATCGAAGTTAAATGACATGGTAATAGAGGGTCAAAATCAATCGGCTACCTTTAGAATATTGGTAATACCAACTTATGCAAATCGATATAACCCTTTCATTGTTCAATCTTTAAACCCAGACATAGCTTCAGTAAGAGCTTCTGGAGCTTATACTTATACTGTAACCAGTATAGGATTGGGTACTACCCAGATATTGGTTACTAATGGGCCCATAAGTGAGCAATTCGATGTAACTGTACAAAGGGCAAACATTGCAGTAAAAAAAATAACATTATCAGAACAGAATAAATCAATGCTAGCTGATGATGAGTTTACACTAACTGCAACAGTGGAACCTACCGATGCTACAGAAGAAATTGATTGGAGTGTTACTCCATCCGATCTCTTGGCAGTATCCTACCCAAACAATAAAACTGCAAATATCACTGCCTTATTAAAGGTAGGGACTGCAATTGTATCTGCTGCAAACAAAGACAGAAGTTCAGTAGCAACATGTACCATTAAATGTGTTGGAGGTATCTCAGTGGTATCACTTAATTTCCAATCAGTACAAGGTTCCCGTAATCGCTGTGTAGTTTCTATCCTTAAGTATCCTAACAAAACAGCAAGGGAAAATTCTAGGGATGATTATGGGGACTTTACTTCAATCCCTCAATCTATTTGGATAATTAAAGATTCTACAGAGTCTACAGTTATGTCAGTAACCATATCTGGAGAAGAATGCCTTGGAATTAATCAGGTAGCTAATAATGCTATTTGGAGAATCGATGGAGTTTTTCAATCAGGTAGGACTGGTACTGTGGATTGTGATAATGAACGTCATAATATACAATTTAATGGAGGATAAAAAATATGAGTATAATAACAAAAGGTGCAAATGGTAGGCTTATCCATGGATGGACTAAGGAACAAGCCGACCAAGAAATAGAAAAAGGGGTATTATCCCAAAGTGATGTGATCTTTTTGGATAGTACCAATCAAATCTATGCTTTCAACAAATTTTGGGGAGGCTCGGGAGGTACCCCTGGAGGAGGTGAAAATAGATTCCTGGATGTTACAGCTATATTTGACCTTATGGGCCAACAAGGAGGTAACCTTTCCGATGAAAATGTAGCTGCTGTTAGAAAGGCTTTTCAGGATCATGTTTCTACTGGGTTTATTTCTATTGATACGGTGGGAACTGGGTATGTACCCATGGAGATCTTTAAATTTCCAGAGTCAGCTGTTAGTGGTCACGAAACTTACTTTATAGTAATATCAACCCTCACAGTAGAGGGTAGTTCCCAGGCTCAATATCAAATATCAGGATATGCAGATAATATACTTGCTATTCTTTGTGATGCCACTTCCAAGTTATACGAAGTTACTACTGGAGCAATGGCATTTAAAATCGATGGTAAAGGTAATAAGTATTTAGCTGATGATGGAGTTTACCATGAGATCAATGTTGATACAACTGAGATCACAAATAAACTTAATACATTAACTTCTGATGTTAACACATTAAAAACCGATGTAGCCAATTTAAAAACCGAGGTTAACGGTGCATCGGCTGCCTTAACAGAATTGGAAGAAGCTTCAAAATAAATAATCTTCGATAAGGGTAACCCAGTAGTAGGTAACGTTACATTAATGTAATATTACAATACTACTGGGTTTTATTATGTAAACATACTTATTCTAAGGATTATGGCTAGAAAACAACGTAGTTCCATTAGTGTTTACATGCCTCCCATTCCTAAAATCGAAATCCGAAATATGGGGAACTGGGTAAAGGTAGAGAATGGATTAACACATCTTCAGCCTGCTATTCAACATGGCTATGATATTGGGGTTGCCAAGTTTTCAGATAAACTCATTAGAATAATCCGAAAGGCAATCCATACCCATAAACCCCCAGCAGGTTCTGGAGTTCAATGGGCTCCATTAAAAAGGAATCATGATGGTGGGATATATTACCTTAAAGGTGATTATTATAAAGCTGTTGGGGTTTATAAATATCGAAACAGAATCCTGGTTGGTATGCCTTCTGGAACAAAACATTACAGTGGATTAACTTTAAACCAGCTTGCTATCATATTGGAATATGGGAACGAAAATATCCCTGCCAGGCCTTTATGGAGACCATCACTTAAAAGTGCAGGAGGTCCTAAAGAACTTCGAAATATCCTAATGAAGGAAATCCGAAGATCCATTATGACAAGGACTGGGTTAAAGGCAAATCAAATCCGAGGCTTATGGTAACATCACAAGAAATCATTGAGAGGTCATTTTATATGGCCCTTATGGAAAACACTTTAAGATTAGGGTTAACAGTAGACCCTAATCTCTATGAGAAAACGAAAGAGAGCATGGCTCTTTACCAACAAGCTGTAGAAGAAGTAAAAAAGAACAAAAACAAATTCATTCAAATCTTTGGTGTAGGTAATAGCCAATCCAAAGGTATGAAAGAAAGCTTTCCCAGAATCGTAGTAGAATCCGAAGGATTCGCTCCCGGAGGTATAGGTTTAAATCGATTTCACAGAGAGAAAAAAGAAAATAAAGGTTATGTGGTTAGTGAAACTCCTTTCGAGGCAATTGACCAATATATAAATGTAAGGTTAGTCTCTAAAAACTCAGAGGATCAACGATTACTAAACCTTATCATGAATTCCTCAATTCCTCAGAGAGGTTATTTAAAACCCTATGTTTATGAGAAGGCTCCATTCGATGGAAACATTTTTGTAATTGCTTCTAATTTCTATGATAATTCGAATGATGAAAGAGGGATCATAGAAAAGGTATATACTTGGGAAATCCAAGATACCTTACTTCAGCCACCAGTTGAAGTTGGTAGTGAAACACCGATTAATGAAATTAACGTTGATATCTTTAATCAGGATACAGAACAACCACTTAAGGATAACATACACATTCCATAGTCGAAACTCAGATTAGGAGGAAGGAGGTGATGAATCATTTCATTTCTCCTTCCTTTTTTTGTTTATATCGAAACATTCTTTAATCTCTAATTATTAACAATATGCCTACAAGTCCTAAAGTTGACTTCACAGTCATTAACAACAATGTTGCAAGCATTACTCCAAACAATGGTATTGGATTTGTTCTTGCAAGAACAACTAAGGGCCCTTTCTTTGATGCTTCAAAGATAATCAAGAGCCCCGCTCAATTTGCAGAGGTATTTGGTTCCGAGGTAGTTCCCGATGGTTCCATTTCAAACATTTCTCGTGCATTAAGCATGGGAGGACAACTTCGAATCTGTCGTATTGGTCACTTAAACTCGGGTAAAGTAGATGCAGTAAAGGGTACAGTGCTTGCTGGTAAGGTTTCTGGCAATGCCTATATTTCGGATACTGGTGAAACATTGAACCTGGAATTAACCGGATTCGATGCAAAGGTTATCACTATCCAGCTCAAACTTGAAACAAAGGAGTATGGAGGGGATATCCAAAGTACTAACGGTAAATTTATGGTTGTGTTTACACAAGTAGGAAATCGAGTAATTTCTAGCTTGTATAATACGAATGCTAAAGATAACCTTACTTCTGCATTCCTGGTAAATACCAATCCAGTACTTTCTTACAAGAATGGTGATGGTACTCATCCAATCTTTATCGATACAGCTCTTTTCAAGAACTTCTTAACCGCAGACCCATATTTCGATGTAACAATCACAAAAGTATTAGTGGGCTCTGATACTTCCCAGGATTACTCAACAGTCCAGGATGTGATCAATCTTTTGAATGATGCTCAGAAGGTAAACAACACTACTCTTGCTATCAAGAGTACAAATGTAGTTCCAATAACATTGGGTGCTGATAAACCATTGTATTACCTTGGTACAGTAGGTAATGCCGGTACTACTCCAGTGGCTACAGACTGGGTTCAGGGATTCGAAGTTATGAAGGATTACTCAGACTTCTATATGTTCTTCGCTTCTCACATCCATCAGCATTTATCAGAAGCTCAAGCTGTACATCAGGCTGGGTATTCCGCTGCTGATTTAACCAAGAATGCTACCTATGCTATCGAAATCCCAAAAGTAAACACAACCAAGGCTACGATCTTAAAGGCAAAACAGGATATAGGGATCAACTCTGAACATGTTGCCTATTTCGCTGGAGGTCTGAGATTGTATAACCAGGATGGTATGCTTATGGATTCCGATGTATTGGGTACTGTATTTGGTTTGTCTGCTCAAGCTGCTACAGAATGGGGACCTTGGTATTCATTCGCAGGTCAGAATCGAGGAATCGTTGGGGATGGCAATGGACCAGTAGCTGAAAACTTTGGTAGCCCTGGAAGATATGATGATCTCAATGAATTGGCTGCTGAAAGTATCAACATCTTCGTTATCAAGGAAGTTGCTTCTGGGGGTAAAGCTACATTGTTATGGCATAACTTCACCTCCACGATGCTTTCAAATTCTGAAAGATTCCTGAATGTAGAAAGGTTGATTTACTACATCAAGAAAGTTTTGAGACCAATCATGGAACGTTATCTGGAAGAACCCAATAACTTCGAAACTTGGAGTAAGATGTATTTGGAAGTAGACCCTTATCTCCAGGATCTTCAGAATCGAAATGGAGTTCATTCATATGAATGGCAAGGTGATCAATTCGCAACCTCTTTTGATGATTTGCAGGTTAACAATGAAAAGGATGTACGCCAGGGTAAGTATAAAGCCAACCTGGTTATCAAAGAAGTTGTTGCTTTGCAAGAGATTAACATTGGAATTGTGCTGGATGCTTCTTCTGGTGCAATTGATATCGAACAAGCTTAAATCAAAAAGATATGGCAAAAGTTTCTAATCCCAGAAAAAAGTTTCTTTGGCAAATTACATTCGTAAAACATCCATTGAATCCGTACCTGTTTCAGAATGTTACACTTCCTGAAATCTCTATTGACCAGACAGAACATGGGGATATCAATTACAGTGTTAAAACAGGTGGTAGAGTACAAGTAGGTAATCTTACTTGCCAGAAATTGGAATCCACCTCGGGTTCAGATGTATGGATGTGGAATTGGCTTATGTCCGTCCAGGATTTGTTAGTAGGTGGAGGTCTTACACCAGATCAGTATAAGGAATCAGTTAAGATTGATGAATTAGCTGAAGACGGTAGCTCAGTACTTAACTCTTGGATTTGTACTGGAGTTTGGCCTTGCCGGGTAAATGGTCAAAATCTGGACCGTATGAGTTCGGATAACACATTGGAAGATTTGGAATTTTCAGTTGATCAAATCGAGAAAATCTAAAGTGTAGAAAACTGAATAGAGAACGAGGGGTTGTGAAATCCCTCGTTTTTTCATAGTAACAACATATAAAAACAGAAAAGATGGAAACATTAGTAAACAGTAATGCTATGAAGGTAAACCTTCCAGATATGAATGCCTATGTTTATATCAGAGAACAGAATGGTGAGGATGATGATATTTTATCTAATCCCATAAAATCAGAAACACTCTCCAATTTTTCAGAGTTCATCTCAAGGATTGTAGTAGATACCAATCTTACTCCAAATAGAAAGCTCACAGAACAACAGGCACATGAATTACCCTGTAACATTAGATATGCAATATTGATTGCCTCTAGAATCTTTTCATTGGGTCAAGTAATGGAATTCGAATATACCTGGCCAAATGGGGATAAGATTCGGTATGAGCAGGACCTTAAAGAACTTCTCTTCGATGATTATCATCAATCCCCAACAGAAGAAGAATTAAATGCAAAGCCTTTCGCAGTTCCATATTACCCCTTTGGAAACACAAAGAACTTCACCATAACACTTCAAAGCGGAAAAGAAGTTTCATATTCTTTGTTAACTGGTAAAGGTGAAGCAATGATGATGAACACTCCAGTTAAAACAAAGAATCTGGAATTAAAAGCCAGAGACCTTAAATTAAAGGTGGGTGACAAATGGGAAACAGTTCAAAGCTTTGCATTATTTTCACCCAGGGATATGGCAGAAATCAGAAAATCCGTTGCTGAGAATGACCCATATTATACTGGGCTTATCGAATTGGAACATCCAACAAAAGGATACAAAGCTGGATTTTCTATTATGGGTACTCCCGATTTTTTTTATATCGCGGGATATTAGAGGATGAATTAGCTTACATCAACAGAGCTAAAATCCAAATAGATTATCTCACTCTATACAAACTCCCTCTTTCAAAAAGAAAGAGACTTCTCGAAAATGCTGATCAGTATTTTGCTCAGCTTAAAAAATTAATGAAATAATGGTTTCACTTAAACTATAGGAGGACTGCCTTATTTTCACTTCAGGGTCCCCAAATCAGGGACAACTACAAATCGGTATTGCTTTGGTATTGGAGGATAGATTTTCCAATCAAGCAAGAGAATCCTCCAAAGAAATCCGAAGACTACATCAAGAGGCTAAAAATATAACCAATGCTAATCTCAATGCTGTCAATAGAATAGCAACAGCGGGAATGGCAATTGGTAGTGCAGCTGCCTATGGTATAGGTGAAGCTGTATTACAGGGAGCAAAATTCATTGATACCATGACCTTTGTAAAAGCAATTGCAAAGGATACAGGTACAGACTTTTCGCTTCTTTCTCAAAGAGCTAAGACTTTAGGTAAAGATACAATGTTTACCTCACAGGATATTGGCTCCGCGATGCAATATATGGCAATGGCAGGACAGGGAACAACAGAGATATTTAATAATATCACTGCTGCAGCTGACTTAGCCAATGCTACAATGTCAGAACTCGGTGGAAAAGGAGGAGCTGCAGATATCATGACCAACATCATGAAGATGTTTATGATTGATTCTACAGAGGCCAATTCTACTCGAGTTTCTGACGTTTTAACAAGAGCAGTAACCAGATCAAATACGAATCTGTATGATTTGGGTGAAGCAATTAAGTATGCTGGTACTACCACTACAAACTTAGGGGCTACCCTGGAACAAACTGCTGCTGCAATTGGAGTACTTGGGGATGCGGGTATTCAAGGTTCAATGGCAGGTACTGCATTAGCTAATGCTTATCGATATTTATCTAAATCAATCGGAGACCCTAACTTCAAAGGTGGAAAAGCCTTAGCTGCATTAGGATTATCCAAATCAGATTTTATAGATGCTAATGGTCAGCTCATTGATCTTGGCTTAGCATTACAGAAAATTGCTAATGCAAGTAGAGGACTTGGAGAACTGGATCAGTATAACTTATTGGTTAATATCTTGGGTGTTCGAGGTGAACGTGCAGGTTCTACAATGATCAGAGCATTCCAGAATTATACCAATCTTCTGGATGAATTAAATAACAACTCCCAGGGAGCTGCTGCTTCTGTTCGTGAGCAAAGAATGGCTTCATTAGCCGGAGCTATAGAAACAGTACAATCAATTTGGGAGAACTTAATCACTTCTTTTGCTGAATCTTTAGGACCCACTTTAACACCCTGGTTAAGAGGTATAGGTAAAATCCTGGAAGGTGTTCAAGCAATATTTGATTCTCCAATAGGTCCATTTGTTTCAGCATTAGTAACTGGTACTGTAGTATTAGGTACAATCAATGCTTCAGTAATCGCATTAAAGTCCTCAATGAGATTGCTTTTCAATGATTCTACAGTTTCATTAAGGAACATGTTCCTTGTAATGAAACAAGGTTGGAAAGCTTCTACAATCTCTGCAGCTGAGTATGCTGCTATGCAAAGGTCAATCATTGCTCAAGGTAAAGCTGGCTTAGCGGGTAGAGGTGTAGGTAATGCAATGCTCTACCATGAATGGATGAGATCACATCAAGGCCAATATCTTGGTAAGGTAATGGGCAAAGAAGATAAAACGGGTAGGATGAGATATTATGCTCAAACTGCTTCAGGAGGAACCAGAAGAATCTCAGAAGCTGTTGCTACCAGATATGCTCAAAGGTATAATCCATTATCCCTGATTGGAGGAGCTGCTGGTGCTGCTGCGGGAGGGGCTGCCCTAAGATTCGGAGCTTCATCAGTAATGAGAGGAGCTTTAGCTTTCTTCGGAGGACCGTGGGGATTAGCTCTTTCAGCGATAATCACATTCCTACCAATGATCATTACAGCATTGAATAAAAACAATGATCAATCATCAGAAACAAATTCTCTTCTTAAAGCTACCCTGACTTCCAAAGAAGAAAGGCAACAACGAATCGATGCCGCAAACCTTACAACAGCAGAAAGAGAGGTACTCAATACAGATGCTTTGGTAAAGTTCTACACCTCATTGGATAAATTCAATGCCAATATGGAAAGGAACTTTGCTAATGCTCAACCAGGTACCAAATCAATTAACATCTACTTGGATGGCAACCTTGTTGGTAGCAAAGCTATCAATGAACACAGTCAAAATGAAGTAATTGAGGTAGGAGGAAAGTAACATGGCAAGTGCAATAAATAAAATACATGGAGTGCTACAAGAGGCACTCCTTAAACCTTTCGACAATTCTACAGTAGGTCAAGCTGCTGTGGGTCCTGCTACTTACCTTTGGAGAGCAAGGATCTTGGCAAACAGATCAACTTCTCTCAAAGCCCAGAGAATTGTATTGCCTACAGAGATTGACCCAGCTAAGAAAAATATTAACACTGGAGTAAGTGCTTTACAAGCTACAAAACGAAGAGCATTACTAAAGGTACCCAAGCCTAAACTTAAAGCCACTCCAACAGTTAACACAGTAAAGAATCAGATTATCATTATCAATCCAAATACAAATGCTGATGGTAATGGTACATATGAATCCATTGTTATTCAGGGTAAACCTTCCGAAGTAAACATCGAATCGGGGAACAGTTGGGTAGCAGTAAGGACAAATGGAAGAAACAATCCTTTCTATATGTACACAGGTTCAGAAGATACCATATCTTTCGATATCTCTTGGTATTCTACACAATCAGATAGGAAAGATGTAATCAAAAAATGTAGGTTATTAGAATCCTGGTCTAAGGCTGATGCTTATGCAGCTTCTCCCCCTGAACTTTGGATATCTTGGGGTTCAGCAGAGTTATTTAAGGATTACTCATTTATATTGGTATCCGCACCTTATGTATTGAGTAATTTTCAGAATGCCTGTAGGGCTAACAGAACCTCACCAATTACAGATTTGGGATTATTGCCTAATGCTGCTACACAAAAGCTAACATTCAAAAGGGTTACTAAACATAACCTAACTACTGCAGATATACAAAGGGTTCATGGTAATGTTCCTCAACCTATGCCAGAAGAACCAATAGCTACTCAAAGTAAACCTAAATATCCAGATAAAGTGGAGGTGTAAGATATGAAAGAGTCTACAAGAAATCCCTATACTAATTCAGTAAGGATTAAATATCCAGATGGTACCAGTACATTAGAAAGGATTCCCAGTACTTTCAGTCTTACAGGGAAAGAAAAAGTTCATACATTATTGGAAGGTGAAACTTTACAAAGTGTAGCATTCAGATATTATGGTGATTCTGGGTTATGGGCTGACATTGCTGATGCAAATAATATCATTGACCCTTTTACAGAAGTGTATAGGGGTAAACAATTAATCATACCGAACTCATGAGTAACGAAAAGTCAATGTTACCCAAGGGGTTCGGTATGCCTTTTGTTAAGGTAACAGACTCACAGAATAAACCAATCATAGACCCTTTATCAGGATTACCAATAGGTACTTTTGTTACTGGGTTTGAATATACATACCGAGAAGAAAAAGATGATGAATGTTTTATCACTATCACTACAGAAAATCCTAACCTAATAGATATACCCCAATTCAGAGAACAGCAATATCTGGGAGTACAATGGGGAATCGTTTACCCAGATAAATCCTATGCTCCAAGTGCTCCAAGAAAAGTAATGGTAAGGGATACCAACATAAGATTCTCCGCTCAAGGTATTATCATTACTTTAAAATGTACAGATGGATTTTCAATCCTTAAATCCCAGCAACTTAAAAAGAATGCTGATGATAATTTTCTCAAATGGATTGAAGATGAGCTAAAGGGAAAGGTTCAATTTAAATCCTATATCTATGATGTTAAGGAATCTAAGGAACTTGCTCCTGGATATGTTTATACTGGTTACTCTTCTATAACTGGGTTAACCATTCCAATAACAGATCATGGATGGTTCTATGGGATGAAGGAAGTTGGGAATGATAAACTTATAAAACGAAGAACATTCGTTCAAGTAGGTAGGACTCCATATACTGCATTAAAGGATGCGGCAAAGTATATCCCAAATGGTCCATATCATGTAGATGGAAGAGATGATACAGTATCAATCCATCCTACTAATTTCAATCAAGCTCCAGTAGCTTCATTTACATGGCATGAAGAAACAGGAGAAATTGTATCATTTAATGTAACCACTCGAAAAAAGCTTAAGGCTTTAGATGTTGCCAAGAAATCTCAAATTGATGGTGAAACAAAATCCTTAGATTCTGGAGTAACCCAAACAGATGGCTCTTTGCCAGATAATTCAGTAGATGGTATTACTGGAGAAACCATTCCTTCCAATGCTCCTAACACTTACGATTCTCGAGTAGATGGTATCACTGGAGCTGCAACTAGACCCAGCACAGATAAATATAAAGATGAAGAAGCAACTAAGAAACTCTTAGAGAAAGACCCCAATTACCTTAGGAAATATGCTCCTGAGTATCTTGAGAAAGTTGTAAACGAATACAAAGCTGCAGGGAATGATCCTATGAAATTAGCTGCTATCTCTCTGGATAATTATACAGTAAAGGTAAAGGCTAAGGTAAAGGAAACAGTAAACCCAGAAGACTTTGGTTCAAAAGATTATCAAAGTTCTTCAGCGGGTTATGATAGAACTACTGGATGGCAATCATTGGAAAGGGATAAAACCATTCAGATAGTTCCAAAAAGTGATGGGTCAAAATATGAATATTGGGATAACCCAGAAGTAGTTAGAGAAAAGGAAATCGAATTAAATCTCTCTGCTAAAGACCTTTTAGGTTATGCAGGTGATGCAGATTCTTCCAAGATACTCGCATTCAATCAAGTAAATGATGCTTTACAGAAACAGGTTGAAGCTACAATGGTTACAATTGGGCAGCCAACTCTAATGAGCTCTCAAATGCTCTCTATTCAGAATGTTTCTCAAAAGTATTCTGGAGATTGGTACATTAAAGAAGCTTCTCATCGAATAGATGCCTCTACTGGGTACCTTACCACATTCGAATTAATCAAGAAAACCATTTCAAATGGTACAGTGGTTCAATCGGATGTAAAGGTAAATACCCAATCTTTAGCAATGAAGGTTCAGAAAATTGCTAATGATCTTACTCCTGCTGAGATTGCTAAAGCTGAACAAGTAAAGGCATTCCAGGAAAAGATTCTAAAGGAAACCGAAGATATGGGAGAAGTTACAGTAATCACAGGTACTGATGAACAGGGAAGAGAGTATACCGAGATACAAGCAAGTCAAGATGCAGTATCTTTAAATAAAGCTACTCAGACTGCCAATATTAACAAGAATGATCAAATCCTAAAAGATAAAACAAAATGAGCCTGGTATATTTAAGGGAAAATGGTTTAGAGGGAATTGGTCGATTCTATTCTACTTACCGTGGAATAGTAATTAATAACGAGGATCCTTTAAAACTTAATCGATTACAAATCGAAGTCCCAGATATAACTCAAACATTGGTTTGGGCTTATCCCAAAGGACAGCCTGGACCCTTGCAATCAGGAGCTAAGTATTTAACTCCAGAAATCAATGATGTAGTTTTCGTGGAATTCCAATCTGGAGACCCGAATTATCCTCTCTGGTCATACTGTGGATGGGCAAAAACTCAAGTACCACCGGAATTAGAAAAGAAGGAAGTAATCGGAATAGTTACTCCAAATGGTAACAAAATATTTCTAGATGATGAAACAAACACTACGAAAATTTTGTTGAAGGTATCCGAGGATAAATTTCATGAGATTACATTGAGCCCAGATGGTGTAATTATAAAAACTCCTACACCTATTACTCAAGAAACACAATCCACTTGGGACCAGACTGCAAAAGAGGATCATAATATCCGAGGAAAACTTGTGATATTCAATGATGGGGAAGTTGGTACAACGATGACAGATAAACTCCTTCAGAGATTAAACAAGATTGAGGATGATATTAATAACCTTAAACTTGGATTAACCCAAGCAGCTGCAGTAGCTACCCCAATGGATGGTGGTAAAGCCGCATTCCTCTCTTTAGCTGGGTATGCTAATACGCCATTAGTTAAAACAGCAATGGCTGATATTGAACATCAAACAGTAAAACAATGAGCGAAAATATATTTGAAAAGTCAATTGGTTCAGGGCCAACTTTTCCCATCCAACTAACTAGTGGTTCATGGAAACCTAAAAAAGGTTCATTGGAATTAATCGAAGATAACATTATCTCTATCTTGGTTTATCAAATCGGATTTAGATTAAGGCAAGAGATATTTGGTACTCGAAATTATGAATGCTTGGAAGAACCAAACATAAATGCAACTCGGTTATTAGTATATCGATTTACTAAAGAAGCTATCGAAGCTTGGGAACCAAGAGTGAGACTTTTGGAAACCCAAATACAATTCACTCCTTCAGAAATACAGATTAGGTTAAGATACCAAGTTTTAACTAATCAGATGGTTGGAGAACTTGATTTTTCATATCAAAAATCGGCATAGTTATGGCAATATTAAAGAATCCCTGGTTAGATGTTTTCTCAAGATCTTACCAATCAATCAAGAGCCAATTGGTTCAAAATATGAGAACTAAGTTGCCCGAAGTTACTGATTATTCTGAGGGCAACATTTTTATTATCTTACTTTCCATGTGGTCTTCAGTAGCAGAAGTAATTCATTACTACTTGGATAACATGGCAAGGGAAACTTTCTTTATCTCAGCAAGAAGGTACTCATCCTTAGTTAAACATTCGAAGTTGGTGGATTATCACATTAAAGCAGCAATCCCAGCTTCTACTGATGTATTAATCCAAATCAATAATGGAGACATGGCTAAGGAAGATTATATCATTCCTATTGGTACAACCTTTAATGGTACAAATGGATTAACATATATCTCCACAAAACAGAAAACTTTCTACAAAGATACCTATGGAGTTTATGTCCCAGTAGAACAAAAAACATTGGTACCAGAAAAAGATCTTGGAGTAATCTCAGATCCCAATGCTATCATTTATATTGATGAAACAGATGGGTTCTATGTTGAGGGTTCTGCAGTATTAAAACTTGGTGGAATTCTTTGGACTTTAGTAGAAACATTAGGATATTCTGGGCCTAATGATAAGCATTATATGGTAGAATTAACTGAGGATCAAAAACCCTACATTGTATTTGGTGATGGGATGTATGGTGAAAAACCTGCAGTGAATTCCCCAATATTACTCAGCTACTTCATCACAAAAGGTGAAGCTGGCAATGATGCAGAGAATACCATTACCTCAGTAGATGGAGATCTTGGTATCAAGGACATGACTATCACAAATCCGAATAGAATTACTGGGGGTTCAAATTATGAAAACTTTGATATGCTAAAGGAACATGTTCCTTTAAACATCAGAACACTTGGAGTAGCAATCACCAAACAAGATTACATAGATGTAACTAAACTTGCTCCTGGTGTAGATAAAGCATACATCGATTTTAGGTGTGGTAAATTTGTGGATATCTATATTATCCCAGATGGAGGAGGGGTTGCCTCGGAATCTTTAAGGGATGCAACTTATCGATATGTTTCAAGCAAGAAAATCATCACTACAAATATCCGAGTATTACCTGCTGGTAGTTCCTATGTAGTTTTGAACTTAACAGTAACTGGTATGCCATCATTAAGAAGTAATATTATTTCTGATGATATACTGAGAGCTTTGGTTCAGAATTATGATTACAGTAATTCGGATATTAACAAGGTAATCCGATTATCCGATTTATATGCCCTCATCGATAATTTGAGTACAGTGGATTATCTTACCATCGATAGTATTTATACAATCCCTTACCCAAACAAATCCGAGGACACAGAAACAGATTTAAATCTGAGTAACTTTAAAGTTAATTCCATAGAAGATGAAGTAAATTATACGATATCTTATTTGGAGAAAGATGCCTTTACCATTGCTTCAGAATTTGGAGAAGTTTATTCTACTTTCCTTGGTTCTCCAATCACAATCATCTCAGAAAGTGCGGGAGTAAACTTTACATTCACAATTGGTAATCCTTTATCTGGAGCTTACAAAATCGGAGATACTTGGGAAATGAAAGTGATACCAAATGGTAAAGACCAGATTATCAATGATTACTCAGTACCAAGAATCATTGCAAGCAATGTACATATTAATGTAATCGAAACATCATGATAAACTTTCATGCTTTAATGGATTTACTCCCCTCTTATTTTAAAGCCTTCGATACTTACAAGGATCAAAATGATAAGGGAGTATTAGAAAGGTTCTTAGAATTAATCGGAGAATCTGTTGTTGATGATACTGATAGGAATTCATCGATGTTGCCCAATATAGATAATATCCTTGACATCATCGATGTAGAAACTACTAGAGCGGGATTACTCGATTATATCTATGATTTTTTAGGGGCTCCACCACAAGAATATACTACTCCAGTAACCGAAGGAGAATTTTTACATAATCCTCCATTCTATGTATGGTACTTGGAATACAATGTTCAGTTGGAATATTCTACTAAACTGGGATATAAACCAGAGAATGCTCAAAGGGTAGTAAAATACTACTCAGCTATTGACCGAAGGTTGATAAGGTATGCAGTATCCCTATATAAAATCCGAGGAACAGAAAAGTTCTACAGGGTATTACTTACTGCATACTTTAAACTCAAAGGTTACACATTAGAAGAGGAAAACTTATTAACCACTATCGTTGGTAAAGCAAGATATGATACATCATTAACATATGATAGCAATTATCAATACGATGGTGATTCCACAGATTGTAAAGCTTGCTCAAGTTACATCATTGATTTAACCTCAGTAGCCTCAACCCTTAAACCAGAAGAACAAGCTCGATTGGAAAGGGTGCTTGCTAAGTATGCTCCAATTAATGTTCAATTAATGGTTGCTTATGCTTTCTGTAATATTATCGTAAGCACACAGGGTCCATCCATCGAAGAGGGCATGGTGGTTGTTACTGGTAATACAGATAAAGCAGTAAGGGGGTATGACCATACGATTAGTATTTATTACGAATCCAATATCATATTCTTGGGCTGGTATGATAACCAAGGAACACTACTCTCTACAAGTTTTTCTTATACATTTAAAGTAACAGAATCTACTCAAATCATTGCAAAATATGAAAGAGATGACTTATGATATTATTACAACAAATTCAGGATATTGATAAACTAACCAAGGTATCTTTAGAACTTGCCGAAGCAGCATCTAATTATGGAGCATTAAAAATTATCTTTGGTGTCTTCATGGTGATGATGTTATTAATCGTATTGGTATTCGTATCCCAGTCAGTATTTTTAATCAAAAGGGTTCAAGGGATTTCCGATGTATCCGATAAAATTGATAATTATTTCGAAGGATTATCAGAATCCGATATTGGTAAGGAAGAAGCTAATTCGATGATTAGGGAAGTTCTAAATCACAATTCAGTACTTATTAAGTATTATATAATCCGAGTAAGATCCGAGAACTATATTTCTGATAAAGAAAACACAGAATTAAAAATTCAAAGGATCCTTAAAAATATCCATTCAGAAACTTCCACATTTTTAAATAAATTTCGATATAAGTCCAAACCTCTGGGAGTACACTTAGATGTAGAAACTGATACTGAAAATTTATTTAATCTGATGTTGGAACAAATCTACATACCAAAAGAACATTTTCAATTGTCTCAAATGGACCAATCCATCGAATTATTCATGCAAGGTTTGAAACTGAATTATGTAACTAAAATAGAAAACTCATGAACACTAAATCATTATGTATTATCTTAGACCCCGCACATGGAAATGATGTAAAGGGTAAATGCTCTCCAGATGGTACTCACAAAGAATATCTTTGGAGTAGAGAAATTTGTAAAAAGCTAGCAAGTAAGCTAGACACCCTCGGATATGAGGTACATTTTACTACCCAGGGTTTAAAGGAGCCTGGACTATCCAAACGAAAGTTGGAAGCTAACAGTATCCCAACTTCAAATGTAAAATTGCTTATCTCATTACATAATAATGCAGCTGGAGATGGTAGTAATTGGTACACTGCCTCTGGAGTAGAGATTTATACCTCTCCGGGAAAAACTCAATCCGATATCTTTTCATCCATGATGTATGGACAATTAAAAAAGGATTTCCCTAAACTTAAATTCCGATATGGGTCTCCCGATATGCAGGATTGTGATAAGGATGCCAACTTCACTGTATTAATGGGAAATTATTATGCCATGCTTATCGAATGGTTATTCCAAGATAACAGAGAAGAGGTAAGTATGCTAAAGGATGAAAAGATAAATAATGCCTTCTGTGAATCCCTGATAAAAGGAATCGAAGATATAAACCAATATGTATATGAACACTTAAAAAAGTAAACCTATGGGACAGATTCGGTATCATGATTACTTATCCGAGATCAGGTCTAAGAAAGCTAGTGAAGCTGTTGCTATTCCAATTGGAATTGGACCATTATTTGGATATAATGTAATCTTTTATGATGGAACTACTCTGTTGATTTCAGCAGACGATACAAAGAATTTCCGTCATAACTTAACAAACGAAAGAAATGTGTTGGTTAATCCCAAATCTGCATGTATCACACCAGATGGGATTTTAACCTTAGAATCCTCAGAATTGGAGGTACCTCTAAGCTTAGGTAAATTTACTGGAGTAAAAGAGGTAGCTTTAATCGCAACTCATCTCTTCTCCAAACAAGAAGGTGGTACAATTACATCTTACAGAGTTTATGTAAACCCAGATCAGCAAGATGCTTGGACACCTAAATTAAAACAATCAAGCTCCACAATGGAAACTTGGCTATCCTTATTAAGCGGTACTCTTAGAAGGAACCAAGAGGTAGTACTTGCAATGTTCTCTGTAGAAGTTGTTGGAGAAGATTACCTTATCAAGGATATTATGAATCCTTATAATTATATGTGGGGAGAAACAGATTATGTACCCTTATCAAGGTATGAAGCTGATATGGCTAACCTAAATCTGTTAATCCCCAAATATGATTCAAGGTCAATAGGACTCTCAAACTTCACTCAAAAAGTAAGTAAGAGAAAATATACTAATGGAACACTTACTCAATTTAGTAAGTCCAATATTGTTACTATCGAAGACCCAGGCCTTACACTAAATACTCTGGGTGATGCAGTAAACTTAGTGGGGGGTATCCATTTGGATTTCTCTTCTCTTCAAATGAGTTTAGAAGATCAATTAGTTGCCGAGCTCTCTGCAACCATGGATTATATAATGCCTACTCCACTCAATGTTAAATTCCAAACTCCAGTAGCTTTTAACTGGTTAAGGAACAACTCACAAAATGAAGACACTGGAGAAAAAATTCAACAAACCAATTACAGTGTATATGGGCTGTTGAATATGTATGAAAGTAATTTCCAATTAGTACTTCAGTTCTACCCAGTTGGAGATCAAGATACCAATCCAAATCTTATTGCTTCGGATGTACATTGTAAGGCAGATTTTACAATGGATATCTCAAGAATGATATCTTTGGTTGATATGTATGATCTGAACATTGAAGTTGTTTCTGCGGCAGGTACTACTGGTTCAGGTGAAGTAACTGGAGCAGGTAGATATAAGCGGGGATCTCTTGTAACCATAGTTGCCTCTCCCGCCAGTGGTTCTGGATTTGTGGGATGGTATGAGGGTGATGCTTTGATCTCCAATGAACAAGTTTATCGAATAGAAGTAAAGAAGAATACAAATTTAAAGGCAATCTTTAATGGTTCTTCTACAAAGGTAAAAGTTAGTGTTACAGTTAATCCCGCTGGTAAGGCTACGATTAGTGGAGAAGGGATGTATTCTATTAATACTCAAGCTACACTTCAGTGTGTACCAGTAACTGGGTATGGATTCGATTATTGGGAAATCGATGGAGTAAGATACACAATTAATCCTTTAACATTTGGGGTAACTAAAACTACGAATGTTATTTGTAAATTGGTACCGCCAAAACGGGATCTAACATTATTAGGTTCTCCAAGTGGTATCTTCCAACTATCAGGTGCAGGAGCTTATTCTGTAAATGACCCAGTAACAGTGAAGGCAAACCTTCTTTCTCAGGATTACGAATTTGCTGGATGGTACAGAGATTCTGTTATACCCTCTAATTTGGTATCCACCAATGCTACATACTCATTCAATATGCCAGATCAGGATTTGGTTTTATATGCTTCAGCTAACGAAAAGATCATAGAAAATTATTTCGAAATCAGAGTAAGCTCGGGTGCTGGTGGTACAACATCTCCTGCTGGTGTAAATTCATATAAGGAGGGTACTACAATTAGAATCACAGCTCAGCCCGCTAGTGGATATTCATTCTTAGAATGGAGAGCTGGAGGGCCTAGTGGTATTAAGTTGGATTATCCTGCAAGCTTCCAGCATACGGTTACTGGTGATTATTATTTCTATGCTCTGTTCATGAAAGATGAAGAACCAGAACCAGAACAGGTATTGATTAAAACCAATTCTGATAGAGGTGGTTTAACTGAACCAACGTTTCAATATTATGCTAAGGGTTCAAGGGTAACCATTACCGCTACTCCGTGGTCTGGTTATAATTTCGTTGAATGGAGACTTGGGGGTAGGGATGGACAAGTAGTATCTAGATCTGCTAGTTATACATTCACTGCTAATTCCAATGCTACATATTGGGCTGTATTCAAAGAGAAACCAGAAGAGACATATCCAGTACATATTAAAGTAAGTACCGATGGAAAATGTCAATATGTTCTTTCACATAGCACTGCTTCTGGTGGAAGTCAAGTTCCAGATACTGGAGTAACATCTGTTACTACAACTAAGGATTGGAATTTACCCAAGGGTGCAGTGATCCAGGTAGTAGGCCAAGATGGTAGCTCTAAATTCAATAGATGGGAATATACGGTTAATGGTGAGTACACTGCTACTACGGACCATCAAGTTCAATTTGTGGTTCCTGGGGCATTGGATATCGATATTAAAGCCGTTAGTAAAGAGGACCCTCAGCCTCCACAACAGACCGTGAAAGTTTCACTGAATCTCACAAAAAATAATACTCCATCAATTGGTGATATTAATATTTATCGAAATGGTAGTATTATGGGAACTCATAAACTTTCAAGTTTACCATTATCATTCCCAGCTCAAACTTTTGTTGTGGGTGATAAGTTTCATATTGGTTTGCCCGGTGTAGTGGTAACCCGGATTAGAACCGCACATCAAGTAAGCGGTGATTATCGAGATTATATAGATTCTGGTAATACTTCTAGGGATATAACCATAGAAGCGGGTTCAACCATTATAAGTTGGGCAATAGAAGGTAAAGGTTAATTCTTCTGTTCTTAGGTTTTTTTATATGTTGGTGGGAGAGGGTACCTTGTGAAAGGCCTTCTCCTTACTATTTACTATTTTTTAATGTAAATCCTATGTTAAACTAAAATTTCATAACAAAATGTTACTCAAGAAGTTAATTATTATGTTGAACATGCTTCTAATGTTCACAGTTGGAATTGCTGCTCAAACTGCAATGGGTTTAAGTGAAGAAGTTGTTGAACCTGGGCTTGTAACAGACTTTGCATCTTTTACCGGGATCATGACTTTAGTCTCATTGGTAGTAACCCAACTATCAAAATTAATCCCGGGAATTAGTGAAAAGAAATGGGCTAAACCATTAGTTTCAATTGCAGTGGGGATCTTATCATGCTTATTCGGATGGATATTACAAATTTCTCCAGTATTAGAAGGATTAATCTGGTATATGGTAATTCTATATGGAGTATTTGCTGGGCTTTCTGCTTGCGGATTGTATAGTATACTTAAACCATTAATCGAATTAATCTTTCCTCCCAAACGGGAATAGGTATAACATTATAATAAGATAACACATTTAACCCAGACTCTATCAATTAGGGCCTGGGTTTTTTGTTGTAGATTATCTCCATGTTTCTTTCATATCTTTGATAGCTTCATGAATTTCCTTGTTAAGCGTAGAGATATATTTAATGTAAAGCTTAGTCTTAGGCAATTCGAAGAAATCTAATAAAGAGCTAGTTGTAAGCCTGGGTTTAGATTCTTCACTGTAAAAGAAAGGAGGAGGACTCATCTGTAATTGAAATAACAGGTAAGCATCAGCAGAAAGGTTAGCTCTCATAAATTCATGAATTTCGGATATTCTTTCTTGTTTAACCCTTTCATCTTCTGATAAGTCTGATAAATCCTCTTTTGCTCCTTCAAAGCAATCTTCGAAAGAAGCAATAGCAACATTAAAATCCAAAGATTGTTTGGAATAAGCATTGATTAATAATCGAGTCTTATATAATTGAAGAGAGCTAATGATGGTAGCCTTAAATTTTTCTGGGTTCTCAGTACTCAGATTATAATACTTCCGAAATACATAAAGTAACTTGTCATAAAAATATGAGATTATTATATCCCTTGAAACATTGAATCTTCTTGGGTCAATGTTTTTAGCTAACTTCCGAATTAAAGGTGTCATGCTCTTATAATAAAAATTGAAGAGTTCGACATCGTAATCTTCAGGTAATTCTTTCAGCCTATTGATTTCACCTTCTGCAATCATAATTCCGTTGTTTTAAATAAATGTTTATGCAAATATATAAATAATATTCTTTTATTATGAGCTCAGGGTAATAAAATTTAACCCTAATCAGGGAAGTAACTGATATATAAGGAGTTATAATTAGGATAACCTAAGGAACAATTTACTACTATCAATTTTCAAAACAAACATATAGATAACATGGCAAAGAAAGATAAGAACAAATTTGCTTTCGGAACAGACTTTCAGCAAGAGATATTACATTATATCATAAAAGATAAAAATGGTATCCTTGCATTAAACCAGGTCAAAGATTCCTATTTTACTCTCATCAATCATCAAGTTATTGCAAAAGCATTAGCTAAGCTTTCCAAAAAGAATAAACGAATCCCTAAAAATGCTTCAGTACTTAATCAGGAGATACATGATTTACTTTCTGTGAAAGGGATTGCAGATTTAGTTACTAAGGATGATTTGGTTGAGATTAAACATACAGTAGAAAAACTTTATTCAGAGCCTTTATTGGATGGAGAGGATATCCGAGAAAAGGTTTTGAAATTTTCTGTGTTTGTTCAAATGAAGGATTTGAATGATAATTTCGATTTATCGGATTTTAATCAATATGATGAATATTCTAAACGTATTGCCAAACTCCTTTCAAGGACAAAGGAAAAAAAAGATCAGCCATTATACTTGGTTAAAGATGTAGTAGAACGTCAATTTGTGAGACAATCCGATCCGATGGTATTACCTACTCCATTTAGGCAATTAAATCACTTAGCAAATGGTGGAGGATTCCCAAAAGGTTCAATCATTGTTGCATTGGATAAATCGAAAGCAACCAAAACTTTCACATTGGTTAATGTTGCGAGAAGTTATTTAAAAATGCAAAAGGTTGTTCTTTATATAGATATGGAAAATGGAGCCAGTGAAATTATGACTCGTATGGAACAATCAACATTGAACAGAAGTAAAAATGATTTGTTGTCTGGTGATGTAGATAAACTGGAACAAAAACATTTAAGGAAATATCGAAGACTTGGTTCAGAATTCATCGTAAAGAAATTACCCGCAAATGTTGGGACAGTTTCTGATATTGCTTCAACAATCGATGAAATATATAATGATACAGGGATGAAGGTTAATGTATTGGTAATCGACTTCATGGGAAAGATGGGATCATTAGGAAAACATGAAGATGATTTTAATCGTATATCCAATGTATACATAGAGGTTAGTAACCTTGTAATGGAAAAAGATATTGATATCGTATGGACTGCTCAACATGTTACTCGTCAAGGAGAAGTAAGAAGAGAAACAAGGTATGAAGAATCCGATATAGCAAAATGTATGGACATCTCTCGTACTGCTTCATTTGTTTTTGGGTTAAACTCTACTCAAGAAGAAAGAGAACATGGAGTTCAAAGATGGGAAACAGTAGTTGCAAGGGATGCCCCTTCTTGGGGAAGGTGTTTATTTAACATTGACCTGGAAAAACAGAGATTCCAGGAATTCACAGTTGCTCAGAGAAAAGCATACGATGAAAAGGTTGCTCCCAATTTAGACAAGCAACTAAAATCCTCAAACTCATTCAAGAAAAGGGATAAGCCAGTAGCTGACCCAGAAAAAATGAAAAAAGCAAAAGATATATAATATATAATATGTATATTTGCATAAACATTTATTTAAAACTTAAAATTTAAAACTATGGTAACAACATGTTCAATTTGTGGTACTACAGAAGCAGTAGATCCTGGGGAATTCAGTAAATGCCTTTTACGAGATATCATGGAAGAAAGGAAATGTTGCTTTCATTGTGCTTTTTGGATTAATCATCTGGGTTTATACAAAAATGACCCAAAATGGTTAGTTATTAATGGAGCTTCTTGGATAGTACATCCTTACGTACCCGATTCTGGGAGAAAATCCAGTTTCATTGGATGTGGAGGAAGAGAAATGAAAGCTATCACAGAAGACGGTAGAGAATTTTTCTCCAATAATTGGTGGCATCAGGGAGACATTCCAGAGAAGTTTTTAAAACTCATCGATAAATCTCACTTTGCTAAATGGGTTAGGTAATCATGTATAATAAAAATTTCAGGTCATTATTGGGTGCTTACTTCTTAGCTCATGGATTTGAAGACTATAGAAGGGGTTGGTTAAAGGGTCCGTACTTTAGCTGCCCCTTCTGTGGTAGAGAGGGTAAGCTTGGAGTAAATCCTTCAACAGATTTTTATCATTGTTTTCGATGTAACTCCAAGGGAAATCTCCTCGATTTAGTTTTAATTCTAGAGAGATTAGAAACCTTTAATGAAGGATTAAAAGTATTAGAACAGTATAAGGATTCTGGATATCGAATAAAGGAAGAAAGGGTAGAGCTAAAGCAATTAGCCCCTATGATTCTCCCAGAAGGTTTCAGATTACTTAATCAAGGAACTTCCCAAATAGCTAAGTCAGCAAGAGCTTATATAAAGGGTAGAGGATTTGATCCCAACCAATTATCCAAATTAGGTTGGGGATACTCCACAGATGAAAAACATTTCGGATATCTGATTATCCCATATTATAAGGATCACAAGATTATATATTATAATGCAAGGAATTTCCTTTCAACTGGACCAAGATATTTAAATCCAGATATCGAAGAATCCTCTTTAGGTAAATCACAAATCCTATATAATGAAGAGGCTCTTTATATGTATAAATCTGTTTATCTTTGTGAAGGAGTTTTTAATGCTATTACACTTTCTCAAAATAGGGGAATCTGTACTGCGGGTAAATTTGTTTCATCCTACCAAGAAAACAAAATTATCAAATCTCCAGTAGAAAGGATTATCCTATGCTTAGATGGAGATGCAATAGAACAAGCAATTCAATTAGCACTTAAATTATGCTTATACAAACAAGTCAAGCTAGTTATTTTCCCAAAAGATAAGGATGCTAATGATCTTGGATTAAGGAAATCTTTGCATCTAATATATAATACAAAATATATGAATTACCAAGAATTAATTCAACTAAAGCATGAACTCACATAAAATGAATAAAGGTATGGAAATATTACAGAATCTTTGGAGATGTTTAAAGTCTGAACCTGATACATTATCAGATGAAGATTATTTTACTTATTATGCTCCTGTTGCATGTTTAGGTATGATTGGATTTATATCGTTTACCATAATATTGCTTATGTTCTAATGAGAGATCCAAGTATACACATAAAAGAATCTGACTTAATCGAGCTTCTCAAGGATTATATCCCTAAAGGTAAAGTCCTTGAGATTACAAAAAAAGCTAAGAAGTATGCTTGCATCAAAAGGTCAATGGTTGCTACAAATCAAAAACAAAGGAAGGTAGTAAATACATTATTATCTTCGGATAAAGAAGATGCAAGCTTAGTTGCTCAGATTATTCAAATGTTACGAATAAAACAGGGTCATACGGGAGTACGAAAGATTAAAGAAAATGGAAGAGAATGGCCTCAGATAAAGGAATTAACGAATGCTTGCAATAGCTTCTGTGAAGTAAATAACCTGGATAAAAAAGAAGGTTATGTAAAATACTTAGAGATTGCGTTCAAACATATCAAATCCTTTTATGGGTATCTCTCGAAACTTATTAATCTCTATGATAAGGTAATCGAAGAGTATAGGGTTACTCAAGAATTATCGAATATAGATACCAATGATGCTATTGAGATGCATTCTGCATATGTTTCAATGATTGCTAGTAAAACGGGATTACAAGAAACATATTTGGATGATCCAGTTAAACTTAATTACTTTGCAAAAGCTGCAACAGAAGCAAAAAATTTAGGTTGTGATTATGATACCTGGATAGAAGCTCAATTTGATGCTCTATCATTTTGTAATGGGATTCCCTTACCAGAACAACTGTTTGGGATGAAAGCTAAGGAAAGGTTAATGAAATACCTATATAAATATAACATATCACTGGATAATAATCCCAACTCTCAACCTAAGAATTCAGATTGGGATCAAATATTAAACTCATGAACACAGTTAAAATTACATTGACAGGAAATAAGGGGACTCTATCTGGGCCCCCTGTTTTGTTGAAAAAGGTCTATGATAGGCTTCGGATCAAACATCCTAATGCTTGGTATTTAATGCAAAGAACCCGAGGTAAATGGGATGGGTATGTAAAATACCTCTCGGATTATGGGGACTTCCAAATAGGATTATTAAATCACATCTGTAAGCAATTAAAGGAATTAGATTCATCAGTAAGAATTATAATTCAAGATAACAGGTTAAAGTTACCAATTAAACCAAAGATGGTAACTAGATTAGGCAATTATCAATTAAGAGATATACAAAAAGATGTAATCAAAAGCTTTATTAATAATTCTGTTGAGGGCCATCCTTTTTATATAGGTGTAATCAATGCAGCAACTAATTCGGGAAAAACCCTGGTAATGGCTGCTATACATGAGTGTTTTCAAAGGAAGTTGAGAACTTTAGTGATTATTAATAATTCCCAAATCTTTGCTCAAGCCAAAAAAGAATACAGGGAATATTTGCCTGGTGAAGATATTCAATTTATTCAAGGCAAAAATCTGAAATTTGGAAATTTCAATGTTGGGATGGTTCAAACAATGTCTCAGAAAATTAAAGAGATTCGAAATGAATTATCCAAGATTGATATTGTTTTGGTTGATGAAGCTGATGTTGCTGATAATAAACAATTCAAAACTGTGTTAAGTTATCTTTATAATGTTCGAATAAGGTTAGGACTATCTGGGAGTATCTATATGTCCAAATTAAAAAAGGACCTTATTCATAATATGAACCTTCGAAGTTTCTTTGGTGATGAGATCCATATTATTACCAAACAAGATATGGTAAAGAAAGGATACTCTACACCGGTGATAATTAAGATCACAGAGGGAAACTCACATAATCCTCATTTAGTAGCGGATGGATGGCTCGATACATTTAAAAAGGCAGTTATAGAAGATCCAGTAGCAAAAAAGAAATCAGCTGAAAGAGTTTTATATAATATTAAATATAATCGACTACCAGCAATTATTGTTACTCGATTTATTGAACATGCTGAAAGTTTATATAAATATTATACTAATCACCCAGAACTCAAGGATTATAATATAAGGGTAATCGATCACACATCAAAAAACCGAGAATCCATAATTAATCAATTCGCTCAAGGAAAAATCGATGTATTAATCACCACCTATATTATAAAGCGAGGTATAAATTTACCTTTAGCTGTTTATTTACAGAATGCAGCTGGCTCAGATTCCGAGGAAGATATTTCCCAAATCTGTGGTCGTATGGAAAGAACATTTAAAGGTAAAAAGAAATCCTATCTCGATGATATGTATTATTATGGGCAATATTTAGAACGGCATAGTAAACATCGTATCAATTATTATATAAGGACTGGTATGAAAGTTATTAATCTTAAAAAGAAACGAAATGGAAAGCTATGATTGGGATTGGGAGGATGATGAAGATATCCCAGATTATGAAGAGGATGATTCTTTTGAGATACCTTAATTTTTCTGAGAAAACTAAAACTAAGCAAAAAAGCTAAGCTTTAAATAAGTTTAGGTTTTTAGGTTAGTTTTGGGGGGAAGGAAAAGAAGATATAGATAAAGAATATCAGAATAGAAAGGATAGAAATTCTCAATATAAAGAAAATAGGATATCAAATATCAAGGATTAAGGATATAAGGATATCCTATTTTCTTTATATAAAGGAAATTACATAATGTAATAAAGCATTAAATAAATATGATACAAACATTAACACTTTCAAGTAGGAATACTGGAGATTATTTTTTATCTTCAGATGGTCTCCAATTATATCATAGAAATAGGGATCTAATTAATTTAAATCTGTATGATGATTGCTTTGGGTGTGTATTTTATATTCCTTCAAATAGGCAATCCTGTTTTAAATGTGAAAAACTCCCTGATGTAGAATGTTTAGCTCAATCTAATTTTCAAATGGTTGATGTATATTATTCGTTTATGATTTTATATGAAAACTTAGAATCAGCTGGGTTGAAGATGTATACCAGTTTGAATGAGATACAAAATATGCTTTCAGAGGATATTCAAAGTCTATTTATATCTGCGTACAATACATTGCTCACTAAAGATATACTTGAAATTCTTAAAAAGCCTTTAAATAAGGGATATGAATTAGAGTTATCAGTAAGAAATGATGAATTAATGATTAAATATACATGGAAACAGAATTAGAGAAACTTGAAAAACAGAGAAAAGATCTCTTCAATGAACTGGATTTGTTAAGGGAATTTGAAACAGAATCAATGATTGATTATAATGAGCCTATTGATTGTAAAGCTGATCAGGAGCTTAGTTTGGTTCCTCGAGGTGCTTGCAAATATTGCACCTTACATTGTGATCAATGCTCTTTGAGATGTAACAGATTCCTTCAATATTATGATAGGAATAAGCTTATCTTTTCTAATAATCTGTTCAAGGTTAATCCCAAGTATGAACAGAAGATTAAGGAACAGGTTATTTCTATAGATAAGGAAATCAAAATAATCGAATATAACAATGGCAAAGAAGAATAAATTACCGGATATTAAAGGAGCTCAGGTTTTAGTTCCCACCAATGTATCAGAGATTATTGGTACAAGAGATGATTGCTTTGGCAAAGAATATGACCTCTCTACATCAGAATGTAAAAGATGTGGTGATTCTGAGCTATGTGCAGTATGCTTTGCTCAGTTTATGAATAAGACTCGCAAACAGGTAGAAGAAGAAAATACTTTCAAGGATATGGAAAGTATGGTTGATCCTAAACTTGTTGCTAAGTATATGCGGGGATTAAAAAGAAAAGGATCAGAGAAAAAAGAAGTAATCCATGCTGCAATGGAAAAGTTTAATCTAGATAAGAAGACTACAAGAACCATTTATAAATCATTAAAGAAGTAACCATGGATAGTAGAAACATTAAAGAATCTACTCCTCAAATAGAGGATGGAAAACATTTGGAGAAAATCTATGATCTCCAAAAAGAATTATTGGATTCTTACATTAAGATCGAAGGATTGCCTTCATATCCCATAGATGTAAATTCCAAAAAGAGCCAGATCATCCTAAAGGATTTTACTGGTAGGGTAATCGAAGAACTTGGAGAAGGATATGAATCTATGCTCAAGGTTTTCAATAAGAGATTAGATTACATAAAGGATATGGATAACAAAGAAACATTCCTTTATATTAAAGCTGAAGCACAAAACCTAAATGAAGAACTAGCTGATGCTTTACACTTCTTCATGGAATTGCTTATCTACACAAATATTCATCCAGAAGATATTTACCAATACTGTAAAACCACAGCCAAGAATTTAGGGATTCCCTTATATGATTGCTGCTGTTTAAGTCAAATGCTTACATTCTCCCGAAACATGGTAATGGGATCAGAGATTGATTTACCCAATAAAACACTTATCAGAATTGCTCATGAAGAAGATGAGTGTATCCCAGTGGGATGGGAAACTAGTGAAGACTTTGTTAGAAGATGTGCAATCCAATTATGGGATGTGACATATTCTTTATCTATTGCAAGGAATTGCCTTAAAAACAAACCCTGGAAACAATCGGGAGAATTAACCGATGAAAATCTGTATCAGAATTTACTTTGTGAATCATTCGTAAAATTATGCGGATTTTACGCATTAATGGGTTATACAGATAAAACCCTATTTGCAGTATACTTCAAGAAAAACATGGTTAATAAATTTCGTATAGCAAGTCGTTATTGATATGGATACAATCAATAAGCAATTAAAAGTAAGGCAAGTATTTTATCCTACCTCACAAGCAGCTTGGGAGGGTATCAATGAAATATTTATTAAGGGAGATCCAATTCTTTTTACCGAAGGTGAAGGAGGAAGGATCTCCTCCTCTGCGATTTATGCCTATAATGTTGTTGTTAATATTAGGAAAGCTTGGATGGACCCAGAATTTGATTTTGGTAAGCTTTTCAATTATCAGAAAACCAAATGGAACCTTCTTTTGAATAATTATGTAAATCTCAATCAGTTGGATTTAATGAGATCTCAAGTTAGGTCTACTGAATTAAAGAGAAGCCATTATAATTATTCATTCGACTTTGATAATACACATTCTAATGGGAAAGGTTGTTTAATAGCAGCCTCTTTTTGTAGAAGAGATGATTTGGATATTCCAATTATAATTGCAAACTTAAGATCTTCGGAAATTACAAAGAGATTGGCATTTGACCTTTTATTATTACAGAGATTGGGAGAATACGTATATGGAGGGGACCAAACATTTATGATTCAATTAAACTGTAATCAGATGTATGCTGCCTTAGAAACCTTAGTAATGTATGATACTCATAAATCGATAAAGAAGGTCACCAAAGGACTAGATTCTGTTTGGATTCAAAAGGTCCTTAAGATGTTGAAGTTCTTTAAAACTTGTGATGAAAAGGATGTAAAATATAAGGTATATCGAAGAACATTAGCTTGCATACAACCAGGAAAAGTTCCCGGAAAGAAAGAGATAACCCTTTGTGCTAAGGATTTGCTATTAGGATATGATGATATTCCATATCCTGAATCCTGTATTTCATATACAGCTCGTCAGGCATTTAAAAAGAAATATTTAAAACAAAAGGAGGATAAGAAATGAGAATCTACACTTCAAGTTATGAGTTGATGTCCGAAACAATGAGAAATGTTATAGAGATGGGTGCTATAGTTAGACCCAAATCCTATCAGAACAAAAACATTGAAGGACAAGAAGATTACATTACAAGGGAAGTAATCTGTCATCAGTACTGTTTAACTTCTTTGGGAGACCCAAAATGGTTATTCTTAGCTGATAAGAGAAGTAAACAATGGGTAGAAGAAGAATTCAAGGAAAGAATCCATGATCCTTTGGATAGCCCAGATAAATTCTCCCATATTAACCCAGGATCAGCATTCCTTATCAGAGAAGATGTTTGGAGACCCTTTTTAGTAAATGGGAAATTTGATTATACCTACAATGAAAGATTAAGATTTGGATGGACTGATTCTAAAGGAATTAATCACCAAGATCGAATCTGGGATGCTCTAAAAGCAGTAAGGGATGAGTTAATTAGAAACCCAGATACTCGCCAGGCAGTAATCCCAATCTTTCATCCGACAGATGTAAAATATATTGGGGGAGAAAGAAGAGTACCTTGCTCAATGTATTATGATTTCCTAATCAGAGAAATAAAAGGTAAAAAGAGATTACACATCTGTTATCATCAAAGGTCATCGGATTTGGTAACTCATTTTGGTAATGATGTATACCTTGCATGGAAACTTATGGAGTACATGGCTGAGCAAACAGGGAATGAACCAGGATATTTATATCACACTATCGATTCTCTACATTCATATAAAAAGGATTGGGTATTACTCAAACAATGTTTGGATGATATCACAGAATGAATGAATAATTGGGAAAAAGAATGGATTAAAACTTTAGCCTCTATCATGATTTGGTAGAGGCTTCTTAATTTATATAAGAATATGGGCAAACCAAAAACAAAATATCACATCTTGGAGAACGAGCAACAATTAGATATGTTAATTGATGCTTGTAAGAAAACTGGATATGCTTCGGTAGACTTTGAGACTACGGGTAATCGAATATATAATAATGATTTTTATCCTACGATTTTAGGGGTATGCTTCGAACCAGGTAGGGCAGGAGTAATCCCTTTAGGTCATTTCGATTCGAAATTTAAAAAATCCTGGAAAACAAAGCTTCAGAAATTTGGAGAAGAAGTTATTGCTAACGAAAATATTGTTAAGGTTGCATGGAATGCTAAATTTGATATGCAAGTATTTCACAAATATGGTATCTTTCATAAAGGTAGGTTATTTGATGGGATGCTTGCTAAATATGTTTTGGATGAAGTAAGGCCCCATGATTTAAAGAATCAGGTAAGGAGGTTCCTTCCTAAATTTGGAGATTACGAAGAAGATTACGAAGGATGTAATTTACCTTGGGATCAAAAACCTTTATTGGGATTATCTCAGTACTGTGCTATAGATACTGATATGTGTTTAAGATTATTCCTATTCTTCGAAAAGAAAATGATGGACAAGGCATTTTACCCTTTGTTTAGAAATCTTATTATGCCTGCTTCTAATCTACTAACAAAGGTAGAGACAAGAGGGCAAAGACTTGATAAAGAATGGCATGGAGAATTAATGGAAAAATATCCCAGATTAATTCTAGAAGCAGAAACCAAGGTAAGAGCCCTTAAAAAGGTAAAGAGATTCGAGAAATCCCTCATCCAACAGAGATTAGATAAAGCAATATCGAAGATAGAAGAAGAGATTAGAGAATCTAAGAAAGTAATAAAAACATCAGATGATTCTCGAAAAATTGCTTCTGCTGAAAGATCAATTAAAAATAGAGAAGAAAAGATTGCCAGATTAATGGCTGGAGAATTTAATACTAAATCTGAAAAAGCCATAATAGAACCCATAAATTTTGGGTCAGCTTCACAAATGACACAACTTCTATTTTTAGACCCAAAAGGATTTAGATTCCCAGTAGTAAAATATACACAAAAAGATAAAAAGGATACGGATAACCCCTCTTCATCAGAAGCAGTATTATTGGAATTACAAAAAACAGATAAAACTGGATTTATTGATACGCTTTTAGAATTAAGGGGGCTTAAGCAGATTAATAATATGTTTGTAAAGGGGTTTGCAAACTTAGTTCAAGATGATGGTAGATTACATCCAAAATTTCATATCCAAGGTACTGTAAGTGGGCGATTAAGTAGTTGTATTAGTCCCGACTCTCTACTTGATACCAATCAAGGATTATTACCAATCAGCGATTTAGTACCTTCTGTCGAAGGATATAATACAATCAAGGGCTTATCAGTAAGAACCCATACTGGAGAGTATCAACCTATACTTAAGGGGATAAATAAAGGGATTGAGCCAATGTATAAAGTAACTTTGGAAGATGGTAAATCCATTAACTGTACCCTTAAACACAAATTTATAACGGATCAGGGAGAAAAAACTTTAGAAGAAATTCTCAACAACTACCATAATAAAGATTCCAATACTTTTTCTATTAAACTTTTAACATATTACAGTTATGAGTAGAAGAAGAGTATTAACAAAATCCCCTAAACATAAGTTAAAACTTATAAAGGAGGATGGGAAATCTTATATTAGAAAAAAAGACTTGGATCATTACTTCTTTGAACAAGGGATGACCCGGGAAGATTTTAAATTTCATTTTGGTATAGGCCATAGGATTATGACACAGTCTTTGTATAAATATTATACAAAAGATCAGATTAAAAAGTCTCAGGGAGAAAAGATTGCTAAAATACAGCGAGAAAATAATTCGAATAAGGTAAATTGGTATAAGCCTACGAACTTAGTGGAGGTGGATAAAATTAAAGAAGCAATATCTACCTCTTCTACTCATGGAGAAGCCATGGAAAAATTGGGAATGTCTAAATATGTATTTTCACATCATCTTCAATATTATAATTTGATTTATGGGGAAACCAAAGAGAAAGGTAAAAAATCTTTATCCCTTACTACAAAGGAGGTGGACTTTTTAAAGAGTCTTATGTTTTATGATAAGCAAATAGAGTCACTATTTTCCAAGAATTCTCCTGATATAGTTAAGGGTATAGATTGTATAAATGACTTGAAGTATACCCTGTTTAATTTGGTTAGGAAGCTAAAAAGGATAAATCGTAAACACATAAAACAGTCTAACACCCGATACTCAGCCAATAACATTGAGTATCAATTCTATAAGTATTTTAAACACATAAATATAGATGTGGAGGTTCAGTTTCCTTTAGGTTCTTATAAGTATGACTTTTTCTTCCCTAAATTTAATTTATTATTGGAGCTTGATGGGAGTCTACATGAGATAAATCGAGATCGGATTAAAGATGAACTAGCAGTTAAGCAAGGATATAAGATAATCCGAATTAAACTCTCTAAAAGCCTTTTACATAAAGCTTATGATGAACAAACAATTTTCAAAAAGATCGAATCATGTATAAACCAATATCAATTATTTCAATAGAGCCCATTGGGTTAAAAACCGTATGCGATATAGAAGTTCAAAATGACCATACTTATGTGGCTAATGGTATATTGAATCACAATAGTGACCCCAATGCACAACAGTTTCCTAGATTAGCAACAAACCCCGATATTAGGAAGTGTTTAGTTGCATCCACTGGTAGACTCTACTTGATGATGGACTACAGTCAATGTATAGATGGGGATTCATATATCTTTTGTAATACTGGAATAAAGAAGTTAAAGGAGATTATCCCTGGGAAAGATAAAATTTGTATGATGGACCCTCAGCATAAAAACAAACACCGAGTTCTCAATATAAAGGTTCTTGCAAATAAGGGTAAGGCAGAATGCCTAAGGATTACAACAAATACTGGTAGGCAACTGATATTAACAGAAGAACATCCAGTAAAAACTAAACAAGGATTTACATTAGCTAAAGACCTTAAATTAAATGATACATTATATATTGAAAACTTATTCGGTACTAAATCTGTTGGTAGGCTTCTCATAAATTCAGATGAAGCATACATTGCGGGATTATTCTATGGTGATGGTCATTACCCTAAAGAAAAATCTGGTAAAAGAAAACCAACTGATATGTCCATATTCTTTTCAACCGGATCGGACAGAGAGGAATTACAACCTTTACTGGATAATTACTTTGGTTGTGAATTCTATGGGCCAAAAAATACTTCAAGGGGTATTAGAGGTCATAGTGATAAGGTTCTCTCTTTTTATAAGAAATACCCAAAGAAGGATTCTCATGAAATGGAAATCCCAAAGAGGATCCTAAAGTCGGACTTCGAATCCAAGATGAATTTTATTGGGGGTCAAATTGATTCTGATGGCTCTATTGGTAATGGTAGGTTTAGGTATACTTCTGCTTGTGAATCTTATATTCGACAATTACAACTACTCTTTCAATCAGTTGGGTTTCATGGTATAATCAGAAGTACAACTACGATTTTAAATGAGAATGAGTATACAGAATATCATTTAATCGTAAATTATGGGTTATCCCGACTCAAGCCCTACTTGAGACTTAAAAGAAAAAAACAAGAAATTATTGATTGGGAATTGAGCAAACAATATGCTGTTCCTGCAAATAAAACTTCTCACTGTTCTACACAAAGAATACCTTTAGAAATTTATCAGGATTTGCCCAGAACTTCAGAATTTCATAAAACTTATAGGAATTCTTTAAGGAAGGGTAGACTTATACACAGTACACTAGAGTCCTATATTGATGAACTTTCAGAACTTGATTCCAGATGGTTGGATGTACATCATTTTATGTATGAGCAAATTACTAACATAGAAAAGGTTGGTAAACGAGAAGTATATGATATGGAAGTTGAAAACTTACATGAATTTAATCCCAATGGTATCCGGGTTCATAACTGTGAATTAAGATTGATGGCCCATCTATCAAAATGTAAAGGTTTGTTGGAAGCATTTGCAAAAGGTTGGGATCCTCACTTATCAGTAGCATGTAAAAAATATGGAGTAAATTACGATGATATTTATCCAATATATAAAGATGAACAACATCCCGATTATACCACATGGAAAATTCGAAGAAAGCAAGCTAAACACATTGTTTTTGGGTGTATATATTGTATCGGTGCAGCTAAACTTGCAGAAGAGCTTTCAGACCCAAAAACAGGGTTGGTGGTAAGCCCAAATGAAGCCAAGTCATTTTTAGAAGATTTTTTCACGGACTTCCCAGAGGTGAAAAAATTCATGGATAAACAAATGAAGTTCATGCATAAACATGGCTATGTAAAAACACTTTTTGGTAGAAAAAGGAGATGCCCCGAAATCTTTGGAGATAATCAGATGCAGATTGTAGAAGCAGAACATGCTTCAGTAAACATCCCATGTCAAGGTGCTGCATCGGATATGGCATTATTTACTTCAGTATTAATTGATGAGAAAGTAAATAAGGGGGAATTACCAGATTTGCAGGAAGTAGGTACTGTCCATGACTCCATATATTTTGATACATTACCTAAAGACATCAATCCAAAGACCATATATCAACTTTGGGATATGGCAAGAAATCCCAGTACAAAAGAATGGTTTGGATTCCAAATCGATGACATAGATATGTCAATGGATTTCGAAGTAGGAAGGTCCCAGGGAGAAGAATTACCCTTTGCAGTGGGATACGATTATAATCGATTATTAAATTTCAAAGGGGAATGGAAAGGGTCCAAGGAAGAAGAATATTATTTTTCACTGGTAAACAAATGTAAATCAGTAGATATCAAGGACTATCCAAAGGTTTACCCAGAGTATTTCAAGTGAACTAATTAAATTAAATTTTAAACATACATATATTATGAAAGATGAAAAAAGAGGGATAATCATATCCCTAATAATCTGGGTTTTACTTATGTTTATGACCCTTACTCGATGGATTGGTGATGGAATCTTAAAAGAAATCGGGGATTACATTGCTATCACATTCGGAGTAATTATTACTCTGTTGGTGGGAATAGGAACTTGGAGTATGAGATCATTTATTAAACAATATGGAGGAACAGAAGATGAGGATAGTACAAAGAGGAATTAATCTTAGGGTAACTAAACCCAAGCCCATAATTTGCCCCAAATGCGGATGTGCTTTTGAAGTACAGAGTCCCAGGGATGTAATCCATTCAGCTTATCCAGTTAATACAAATTTCGTTGAACAGATGATTGTTATATGCCCAAATTCTTCCTGTAGATTTGAACATAGACTTTCTTTTGAAAAGATCAAATCTATAAAACAGAGCTTTCCAGATTATCCATGGGATAATGGGTCCAATACATCGATAGATACCATAACTACCTAAGATTTATGAGGGATTCCAGTATAAAAGAACTTAAGAGGGAGTCCTCTATAAATCACCTAACAGTAAGGGTAAGAGGTAAAAAACTCGATATAGACCTATCAAAGGAACTGGCAATTAATGAAACTTCCATTAATAAGCTGATCTCAGAAAACCCTTCAAGTTACTCCTTAATCTCAATTTTAAAATCCAAGGCAGTAGCTGAGAGGGATCAATTAGAAAGGGAAAAGGATAGGATCTTTTCTCAAGTTTATGTTTCTGTGGTAGACAGTAATCCTAAAGCTACAAAAGAATACGCAACACATAAAGCAAATGCTAACACAAAATATCAAGTTGCAAACGATAAATTTTTGGAAGCTAAGGAATACGCAGATAAATTAATTTCTATCTGTAAAGCTTTTGAAATGAAAGCTCAACTACTACAAACATTCTCATCCAATATCAGAAAAGAGTGAACACTATTTATTAATCGCATAAAATTATTATTTATTATGAATGTTATTCAGAACTTACTTACTAAAGAAGCTGCACTAAGAGTATCTCAGAATATTCCAGGTACTCCAACTGAAGATCGGATCCTTTTAGCAGTACCCAAAGATGATGCAAGGACTGCCAGTGGTTTAATCATCCCTGGTAAACCCGAGGATTATCCCAGAAAAGGGGTAATCGTAAAAATGGGATTAATGGAGCAGGACAGAAAGATCAATAAACATTTAGAAATTGGTCAAATCGTTACTTATGGGAATTACGCTGGAAAGGATATTTCTTTCGATAATGGATATTCTTTAGAATCCGTTAAATTTGTGGTACTCTCAATTGAAGAGGTTATCTATATAGAACAAAACAATCATTAATATTTTGATATATCATGAAGAAAGTAAAAACAGAAAAGAAAGGTCTTTCCATGAGGGAAAAACTTTTGGCTAGAAAAAAAGAGCTGGAGAAGAAAGGATCCGGTGGTGGAATGATTTATCCCAAAGAGGGAACCATTCGCTTCAGAATAAAGGATCCAGGAGAAGATTGCGAACTAGCTATCGAAATTATTCAGTTCTACTTAGGGCCAAAATTAGGTGGAGTAATCTCTCCAGCTACCTTCAACGAAGATTGCCCTTTCATGGAGAAATACCTGGAACTAAAGGAAAGTAAGGATGAAGATGATAAACTTCTTGCAAAGAAACTGGTTCCAAAAAGAAAATATGTAATCGCAGTAGTTGCATATAAAGATGAAAAGGGAAAAGAAGTCGATGAACAGAACATTGATAAACCAATGTTAATCCCCAAACAAGCTTACCAGGATATCATTGATCTCTACTTGGATGAGGATGAATGGGGAGATATGACTTCCATCAAAAATGGATACGATTTGAAATTAACCCGTTCTGGTAAAGGTCAAATGGATACCACTTATACCATTTCACCATGTCAGAAAAAACCTCTGGATAAGAAATATGCTAAGCCAGTTAATCTTGAGGAAATGGTAAGAAAACATATCCTTCCTTACGATGAACTAGAGGATAAATTAAACGAATTTCTTTGTGGTGGGGTTGATGATGACGATGATGAAGATGATACTCCAAAAAAGAAAAAGAAATCCTTAAAGGACAAGGATAAGAAGAAAAAGAAAAAAGCTAAAGGTTCTGATATTTAAAAAATCCATATCACTCGTAATAAAGTTAAAGGGAGTATGCCTTCAATTGGGTTGCTCCCTTTTTTAATCTAAAACAAATCATCATACACTATGGCAAAGAAAAAGATAGGTATAAAGATACCAACATTAAAAGAATTAAACAAGTCATTCCCCACATCATTTGTTGCTTCAGAAAGAGATGATTCTAATTTTCCTAAAATTCCCACCAGATTCCTTGCATATAATTATCAATTGGGGGGAGGTATTACATTTGGTAGGCTAATGGAGATATTTGGGGAAGAGAGTAGCGGCAAAAGTTTAGCTGCTTATGACTTTGCATATTGTACCCAACAATTGGGTGGGGTAGTTTTATTAGCCGATGCAGAACAGGCTTTTACAAATAAATGGGCAGAACAAAATGGATTGGACTTGGATAGGGTTTTAATCCTAAGAGAAACTTCTGTAGAAGTAATCTCGGACTGGATTGCTCAGTATTCTTTGTATTGGAGATCGATACTGACTCATAATGAACCTATTTTGGTAATCATAGATTCACTAGCTTCATTAGACACATCAGAAAACATCAACTCCCAGATGATGGATTCTAAAGCGGATATGGGAAATAGAGCTAAAGCCATCTATAAAATGTTTAGAATCCGATCAGAGCTTCTATCAAAATTGGGAGTAACAATGATATGTATAAATCAATTAAGAAAGAACCTGAAAGCGGGAATGTTTCAGAATCCCGATACTACTCCGGGTGGCCAAGCAATGAAATTCTATGCTTCAATCAGAAGTGGATTCTATGGAAGTAAGACAATTACTGAAAAACACAAAGGTAAGGAAGTAAAAGTTGGTAGGTATACTTCTATTCGTATGGAGAAAAACAAAATTGCTCCTTCAAGGGCTACCATCTCTAAAGCACCTATGTATTATAATCCAAAATATCATGATGTTGGATTCGACAGATATTTTGGATTGGGCGATATATTAGTTGAAGAAGAAGTTTTAGAAAAAACTTCTGGGGGAATTTATAAGTATAAGGGGAAAACCATTGCTAGAGGAGATGAAAAATTACAGTTAGTAATTGAAGAGGATGAAAAGTTAAGAAAAAGATTTATTAAAGCTTGTGGGATAAACACTATCACAACCACTCAAAAACATTTGGATGATTTGAAATCTAAGGGTATAAATCTCTTCCCAGTGGATGGAAATTTGGATTATGAATCCCAATCCGATGACTCAGAAGATGAAGAAGAGGAAGAAGAATTCGAAGATTAAAGTAGTGGTAGCCATTGTCCCAAAAGGGATGATGGTACCTTGCTTTCAAGTAGTATCTGCAGGCTCATTAAATAATCCCAGAGTTATATTTTTATATCAAGAATTACAATGAAAGAAGAAAGGATATTATTGGTAGATGGAAACAACTGCTTGTTGAGAGCTCATTTCAAATTCAAGAATAAAGGGTTCTCAAATGGTAAGATTCCAACAGGTGCAGTATATGGATTCTTTAAAATCCTATACTCAAACATTGTAAGGTTTAAAATTACTTCAGTAGTAGTATGTTTCGACTGTCATAGGTCTAAACTAAGGACTGATATGTACCCCGAGTATAAAGCTCATAGAAAAAGGATCTCAGAAGATTGGGATCAAATTTTCAAGGTACAGTTTCCCATTATTAAACGTATCTTAAGGAACTTAGGAATTGTTTATGTATGGGATAACAAAAGGATCAATGAAATGGAAAGTGATGATTACATTGCATTGCTTTATCAAAAGAATTGCTTATCTCAAGTATACCTATTATCATCAGATGAAGATTTTGTTCAACTTCTAGCATTTCCAAATATCAAATTGATAAATCCTTCTAAAGATATGCTAGTAACACCTAAAAATTGTAAAGATGTATATGGGTATACACCAGAACAAGCAGTGGATATGAAAATCCTATGTGGAGACACATCTGATAACATTTCAGGAATAAAAGGGGTAGGTCCTAAAACTGCTTTAAAATTCTTAGAAGAGTATGGAAGTATAAGGGAGTTCTTAAAATCCGAACAGAGGGATAAGAAATTCCCTAAATCCGAATTAGAACCAATATTCAAACGAAACCAACTGTTGATAGACCTGTTCTATTATCTAACAAAGGTTAATCCAGAAGTAATACCATATCATGATAAAAAACATGCAATGGATAAGATTACCTTAAATGGGATATTTGAGAAATACCAACTCAAATCTTTCATGTCACCAGAATTTATGAAACCATTCAAACAATTAAAAACTTACAAATATGAAGAATAAGAGGATAGTAATCTGTGGTGCAAGTGGGGTTGGCAAATCAACCATAGCCAGAGCTATTTCAGAGGAGTTTGGAATTAAATATGTTTCTGGGAGTTTATATGATTTAATGCCCAATCTCCCAAAAAATCATTATGATTTAAATACCAAGTATGATACCAATGAAAAACACAAAAGGAATTTCCAAATCCTAAACCTAAGGTATCATCAGTATATGGAATTAGAAGGCAGTTTTGTTACAGATCGTAGTCTGTATGATACTGCGGGTTACGAAATTCAAGAGAATTCCCTGGGACTCCCAACCTGTGAAACACATGATTTTATCGAAAAGATAAATGCTATCAATTATGATCTTATGTTAAAGGAAAAAGAGATAACTCATATTATCTTCATTCCTTACAAAAGAGATCAATTTGAAAGATGGGAATTCGAAAACGATGGCAAACGTATTACCAATAAATACTTCCAATACATGGTAAGTGCTTGTCAAACTTTGGTATTCAATGTCATTGGAGTAGAGCAATCTTTTGGCCAGCTTATCAGAAACATATTCAGTAAAAACAAGGTTGGTACTTTATTTGTACATGATACTAGCTGGGAAGTAGAAGACGGATATGATCCAATCGATGGAATTAAACTCTTAGAATTAAATGAGATGGATCATAATAAACGAATGAAAGCAATTAGAAAGTTTTTAAAATGAAAAAGGAAGTTATAGCATTAGCTTTCTCGGATATTCATCTAAATAATTGGACAAAGTTCAATCAAAATGGGAGTCGAACAGATTCCCATTTTTTGATTTTAGACAAAATTTTCAGAGAAGCAATAAAACAAAAGATCCCAGTTTTCTTTTGTGGGGATTTGGTACATACTCCAGAAACAATCAATATGGAGTTATATATTAAGATGTCTAAATATTTCGATAAATATTCCAATGAGCCAAAGCTTCAAGTATTTGGGATCTCTGGTAATCATGAAATACCAAATTTGAACACATATGATCAAAGGTCAGATTCTTTCTTAACAGCTCTTGATCTTCAATATCATTGGTTTCATTGTATGGATTGGAAAACTATCCAGTGGCCAACATTTGCATTGCATGGCATACCATATCTGGATCATAATATTGGTTTAAAGCAAGCATTAAAAGAAACAAAAGTAATTAAGGGTAAAAAGAATATCCTATTACTACATACTGATTATGCTGGAGCCCAAGATACAGATGGTAGAGAAGTTGGTTCTGTAGAAAACTTCGATAGAACATTACTCAGAAAGTTCGATTTGGTATTATGTGGACACATACATAAATTTCAGAAATTAGAGAAACATGTATACATGGTTGGAGCACCTTTACAACAAAGGTTCACAGATGAAGGAAACAAAATGGGTTATCTTAAGATATATTCTGATATGTCCATTGAGTTTGTTCATATTAAAGGATTGCCTAAGTTTAAGACAGTGGGCAGTGTGGAGGAAATTAAAGAGGACGGAAATTATTATAGAGTTCTCAAACCTAAGGCCTCTAATGATGAGTTCAGCTCAGAAAGCAAGGTTATACAGAAAAACTATTCGAAAGTTAAAGCAGGTAGACGATATCTTCGAATACAAGGTATCAAAGATCCTGAAAAGAAGAGACTTCTTATTGAAATACTTAAAAAGGCAGAGGAGGAAGAAGTATGATTAAATTCATGAACATGGAGATAAAAGGATTCTGTTCTATTCAGGATCTTAGTATAACATTGGGTACAGAAGGAATCCATCTGGTTAAAGGAAATACGGGTTCGGGGAAAAGCACCTTCTTGAATGCTATCAGTTGGTGTTTATATGGTAAAACATTAAAAAACATAAAAGATGTAAATACCTTAGAATCCTGGAGACCCAATGATTATAAGGGTACAATGGTAAAAATCTTTTTTGAGAAAGATGGCTCCATACATCAGATAATACGATGTCAAGAATATAAAGGTAAAGTAGAAGAGGCTAAAGGAGGAAACAGATTACTCTACCTAATCGATGGAGCCCAAGTAAAAGAAAAATCCAAACCAAAGATTCAAGAACTTATCGAAAAAGATTTGGGTAGTAGCTTTAGGCTTTTCAAAAACACAATTACATTTGGTCAAAGACTCCAGCGTATAGCTGAATCATCCGGTCCTGATAAAAAGGCTTTGTTCGAAGAAGCTTTTGAAATAGGTTATATTACTGTAGCAAAGAACATTGCTATGGTAATGAAAAAAGAAACACAACAGAAATATGATGAAGCATACTATCGAGTTAAATCCATAACTGAAAGATATGAAGATGCAAGGAAAAGTTATGAAAAATTCCGAGATAGTGAAAGGAATTATAAAAAGATCTTCAGAGAACAGGTTAATCAGATCGAAAATAAAATTACATTGAGACATGAAAAACTTGTTAGATTGGAGAAAAAGTTCGATGAAAACCTGCTAACTAAGAGCTTAAAAAATTTGGAGCATCTTAAGAGAGAGTTAACCAAACTTAAAAAAGAAGAACTTAATACCAATCAACAACTAACCAAAATCACAAGTAAAAAAGGGGTCCTGGAATTTATTGAATCCATCATGGGTTTATTACAGAAAGGGAGATACAAGGTTGCATATAATGACCTTAAAACCTTATCCTCACATTTCAAATCATCGGAAGAGATTAAGGATAAAAAATTTAAGACCCAGTCAAAAATCTACGATGTAGAATCTTTTTGTAGAGAACAAGAAGATATTAAAGATGATATTACTACTTTAAAGGGTGAAATTACTAACCTGATAAAAGAAAAGGGAAACTTAAGATTAGAGAGAATAAACATAATCTCACCTCAGTATCGAAAACAGAGAAAGGAATTAAAGGCTAAGTTAGAAAAACATCGTAAAAATTGTGAAACCCAGAAAAAGGCATTAGAAAACCTAAATTGGGTAATCAATGACCCATTAAGTAATTCTGGGATGAAAACTTTTATTTTCGATGCTTCATTAAAATCCTTGAACGATTGTTTGGATGATTACAGTAGTATAATCGGATTTAATATAAAGTTCACAGTAAACACAGAATCATCAAAAAGGGATTTTGTAACCTTAATCGATAAAGATGGCCAATTGCTTCAATACGAAGAATTATCCGGAGGTGAACAACAATTGGTAAATGTGGCTATGGCATTTGCATTACACTCTATCACAAGCGTATCATTGGGAATAAATTTACTTTTCTTGGATGAACTTTTCGAAAACTTAGATAAGGCAAATATCGAAATCGTAATGGACTTAGTGAAATATATAGGTAATGGGAAAAGCATTTATATAATCACTCACCAAGAGAATTTTTCAATCTCAGGTTCTAATACGATTAAGGTAAAAAAAGACAATGGTATTACCACTATAATCCCATAATACTTAAAATTCAATACCAAATGTCAGTGAACAGTAAAAATAAAGGATCCAAAGCTGAAAGGGAACTTGCTAAGGTATGGGAAAGATGGACTGGCTATAAATTTTCTCGAACTCCCATGTCAGGAGGTTGGGCTAAATCTATCGAATCTTTTGGAGATTTAACCTGTACTGATCCGAAACATAGCCACAAATTCCCTTTCAGTGTTGAATGTAAATCCTATAAGGGTATAACATTCAATGATATTCTAAAAGGTACAAAATCCGATGTACTTAGGTTTTGGGAACAAGCATCATATGATGCTAACCGATGTAATAAAATCCCATTATTATTTATGAGAGAGAATGGGATGGCAAAGCAAACCTATTTTTTAGTATGTGATGTAAAAGTGGGAAAGCTAATCGTAGATTTATCCAAGAAAAGCTTAGACATGATTGCTTTGAGCTGTTCATTAGGGAATCTACTGGTGTTCAATTCAAACGACTTAACGGCGATTCCCTATAATGAATTCTATAAAGCAGTAAGGAAATTATGAAAAAAAGAGAATATGTATGGTGTATATGCCATATAGATAATAAACTTTATGGTTCAATCGAAGCTGAGCTTAAAAAAGCAAAATATGATGATATCAAAGTATACATTCCAACACTTTCAATATTAAAAAAACGAAGTAAAGGAAAAGATATCTATGAGGATGTACCCATGCTATTCTCTTATGGCTTTATCAGAATGAGAAAAGAAAAAGCATTCTCAAGGGTATTCCTACATCGATTAAAAAAGGCGATCCCAGGAATTCATTCTTGGGTAAAGTCTCCAGAGACAATGCACCCAAGGAAAATAAAGGCCAGGATTCAAAATGCCGAAGATTGGGATGACTTCTCTATTGTAGCAACAGTATCCAGAAAAGAAATCAGAAGATTAAAAAGACTCTCCAAAGAAAACAAGGTTTATTCTAAATATGATATTGCCCAATTAACAGTGGGAAGTTATATCGTATTAAGAGGGTATCCTTTTGATGGTGTTCAAGCAACAGTATTAGAGATAAACCTTAACACACAAAATGTAAAGGTAAAATTATTCCCAAATGGAGGTGAAATCGAAATATGGTTACCTTTTGAGAATGTTCTTTACAGTACATACTTGGATTATGATCCAGATAAATTAGCTTATGATCATGCCGAGGATAATATTAGCAATTCTTATAAATTAACTACAACACAAGAAGAGGACTCATTATGGATGGATTAGTAGATAACAAAGCATGGAATTGTCTTACTAAAGAAGAACAACAATCCTTATCTCTTTCAATTTCCTATGGTAAATCCTCCTGGGAAGTTGGAGAGATAATGGGAATCGTACATTACAAGTATTTGGAATTAAAAGAAAGATCAGAAAGGCTTTTCAGATTGTTTCATGATTTTTTCGAACTTCATGATAACATCTTTAAGCCTGTTCGTTGTGTTGATCAAAGATTTGTAGATTATATAGAAGCTTGTATAGAACGAAGAGTTACAAGAAAACAAGCTTCTGACCCTTTTGGAGATGCTGCAATGTATGTGGCTCCAATTAAAACTCAATTCCTAATAAAACAGATGGCTCTATTAAAAGAGTCTACCGATCCGTGGGATATCGACACATACAAGCTTATCATGGAATTCGATAGATGGAATAATTGGAGAATCCTTCCAAGGAAAATTCAACAGCCATCTGCATATAAAAGAAGGAATAATCGAAGAGATATCTTTTATATCAAATACATCTGTAGCTTGGATTCTGAGCAAGTTCAAAATCTCATAGATCAATATTGGTATTCAAGGAAGAAACAATGTTATTACTTTGTTGTATTCGATTATGATAGGTTCGATGATGGGTATCAGATAGTACCTGTAAAAAAACGAGACAGTACTTTAGAGAAGCTATCTAAACTTTATATCTATGTATTTGATGATAAAGACATGGCTGATGTATATGGCTACTTGGTAGTAGAATTCCAATATGGGAATAAGACTGCAAAGAAAGGTCAAGCGTTCTGGCCAAATTATCGTCAAACAATCGAAAAAGCAGTAAACTACAACAGTGTAAACAATCTAGATTTTTATGCTGAGAAATTAGATTATGCTTATCAGAATAATGATAAACAGAAGTTACTGAATTTCGAAAAGAGAGAAAAGAAAAAACGTAAAGGATTACAAAGAGCTAACGAAAACTCATTTTACATATGAAAACATTAGAAGAAAAGTACAAAGATTACAGAGATTTGTATTATAAATACTTTGTATGGATGGGAGATGCTACAAAACCGGGAACTTACATTCCTTTATCCAGAGTAGACTTAGTAAACGGTTTAGGTGAAATTGGGGATGGTACAATTAATTTTGCTGAGCTCCTGACATTAGAACACCTCCTTAATAGAAAAGGTACAATGTATGCTACTGCCTTTACAAGGTTAGTATATGCTGCCAAGAATTATTTCAAGGGTTCCTTTATTACTAACAAAACCTATGATGGCTTTTTTGTGAGGGATGATATTAATCCATTAATGGCCGAAAAATTTAACCTTGAGTATATTGATTCGATGGCTTATAATTCATTGATACTAACATCTTCAGAAGATCCTTGTTATTCACCTTTTGTTTCTCAAGATCAAGTATGGAACTTAATGTTGCCTATGTTCTTTACAGATTTTGGTTTACAGAACAGATTAAAATCAATCTTAGATTATATCATTGTAAACAAGCATAAGGTATATAATCCCTACCTCTCTGAAATCTTACATTATTATACATTTTTACCTTCAATGAATGAAAAGAGGGTTAAACCCTGGGATAGGATTTATAACCGAATGAAACATTTCAAACCCAACATCAAGGTAAAAAGGGGAGCTAATAATTGGTATTTCTCTTATGGGTTTAGGGCAGTATACAATAAACTTGGTGGAGCTCAAGTTAAAACATTCTGGCATAAACTTTGGTACATTCCATTCATTTGGTTAGCCGATAGAGTATATCATCCATATATCTGTAAATGGTTTAACATCAGAGTAAAGAGAACTTCTTATTATTCGATGGGATTATTTGCTTGGTATAATAAAGGTTTCGAAAAGAGGTACATAAAGCAATTTAACAAAGCCTTAGAAAAGGGAGAATTCTTTGAACCTCAAATATTACCTTATATCTCAAAAGAACATCGAAAAAACATAAACTTCGAAAAGTTCAAAGAAGTAATGGAATCCTATCCTGAATTGGATACCTCTAAACCAATTGACTCACCAGTACATTTCCTAATTTTGTATAATATTTTAAAGATGGATTATTGCATATAATATATAATATATGTATATTTGCATCATAAATTAAAATTCAATAAAAATATGGCAACGGATAAAAAACAACAAAAACCAGCTCGGTATTGGCATTCAGAATTAAAATACCGAGACATTAAAAAAATGGCAATCGAAAGAGGGATGCCATTCCCAGAGGTGGTTTCTTCAGATTTTTATTCTCTGGTATCATTCATCGATTCTGAAAGGGCTCAAAAACCTAATCCAGATTTGGTATTACAATTTGATCTCTGGTTAGAAGGAATCTTAAAAGAAAGAGGTGCTGATTACTTAGTAAAACCCTCTCTCAGATTATCATATGTATCTGATGAAATGAGAGAAGGATCTAAGGAAAAACCCGCTAAAGAGAAAAAGGTAAAAGAAAAGAAACCTTCAAGAGAAAGGGATTCTAATAATCTTCTCAAGGGAACAAAAAAATCCTATACCTTTGAACTTGCAAAGAAAGGGTATTCATTGGATAAAATCAAACGAAGAGTATTAAAGAAATTCCCAGAAGCTTCTGAAAAATCTATCATTATCTGGTATAGACAGGCTTTGGGTATTAAACATATAGCTAAACCCAAAGAAGAAAGAAAACCCAGAGTAAAAAAGGAAAAGACTCCAGAACAGATTAAAGCTTCCAGATTAAGGGCTCGAGAAAGAAAGAAGGAAAGGGCATTATTAAGGAAGCAAGCTAATGAAAGAACAGAAGCTTACAGAGAGTCACTTAATAAAAAGAAACGAAATGGAAAAAGAAAGAAAAAAGCCAAAGCCATTTAAAGTAAATGAGGATAGGATTTATGCAAATAAGTTCTATCCTTATTATTTTACAGAAGATTTAAGAGTAAACGTAGTACCAGTTAAATTCTATACTCGTTACCAAGCAAAGCTCACTTTAAAGGGACAATTTGGAAAAGATTGGCATAAATATCTCAAAATTGCTACTGGAAGGATGATCCTTAGTAGAGGCTGGAAATTTGGAAAAAACTCTGTAAGAGTAGAAGGGAAACACTATCAGATCAAAAAATATTATATCCCTTCAGAATGGAATTATAACAAGAGAAAGAGAAAAATCTTTAGAAGACACATGGATAAAACTCTAAAGATTGGAAAACGTTCTATGATTAATCAATTCTTAAAAACATATTACATGCAAACATTATGAGAAGTAATCCCAAAATATCATCATTCAAAGATCCTTTATTTTTCGAAGGATTATTGAAGTATCATGATGCTTCATATTTAAGGTGGAATCGATTAACGGATAAGCAACAAAGGCAATTCAAGGAATATAATTTATTACCGGATCAATTGAATCTTGCTTTGAAAGTTTTACATCGATTAAAAACTGAATATCAAACCGAGAGTGTACCATTTGCAATAAACATCGTTTCATTGATCTATGATAAATACAATGAATGGTTAACTACTCAAGATATCGAAAGAAAACATTTATCTGAAGACAGGGCTCATAAAGAACTCCTATTCAGGGGATTTGTTTTACTCGATAAATTTCATGTAAAACCTAAAAGGAGCTATGTGATGACTGCTTTCCCAGTTAAGGGTAAATTTTACATCCATCCTTTCGAAATGGGGAGTAACTATAGGATGACAAACGGGAAGAGGGAACTTCCTCATCTCTGGGATAACTTTATTAAAATCGGATTATCCGGGTATACCAGAGTTATCTACCCTGAAATGGAACATTTTCCCAATCTCTCATCGAAACAATCGAACCAATTAAAAATTGATTGGGATATTGCATAATAAATTTAATGTATATATATTTGCATTGTCAAAATAAAAATAAAAAGATATGGAAACAAAAATAACATTACAAAAAAACATATTAACCCAGAATGCTATCAAGGTAAACGAAGTAACCTATCGCTGCAACTGGGCTAATGAAAAGATTTTAGAAGATGAGAGAGAAGAAAAAACCTTCAATTCTCTTGAGGAACTAAAATCTTATGTTTCAACTTTCACTCCCTTAAATCAAAGATTATACAGGGAAGCTAAGAAAAAGAAACTTCCATATTATTTAATGAAACAACTCGAGAACAAATAACTATCATTTATCAACAATTTAAAACATTACAATCATGGCTAGAAAAAAAGAAGCTAAAGTAGAAGTAGTTAACGAAGTAGCAATCAGCAAAACATTAGTATTAGTAACCTATTCAGATGGCACCTCCGAAATCCGATTCAAATTGACTTCAGATGAGCTTGAGAAACTGGTAGCTGCAGTTTCTCCGGCGGATGATGAAGAAGAAGATGAAGAAG